TAGAAGTCTGTAATTATAGCTACATCAAGTTATAATATCTTATATGCTATTGGTAAGCATATAATGAGAAAACCATTTTTATTCAGGGCACTTAATTGTGCCTTGAATTTAAAAATTATACTATCATGGAAAATTATGTAACAACCTTTTTTAATCAGTACAAAAAAGCTTCTGAATGTAAATCTAATATCATTAACATATTATGGAAAGAGCATTCAGATATGCATCCATTTATGACTAATGACGATATCGTTCAGTTTATGAAAGATAAAGATTTAGCTAACATATTGGTATATCAATTTCTTAACGCAATTGATAATATGGATATAGTTAGAAAATGGGCTGATAAGAATAGTCCAGACTTAGTACACATTATAACAAAATATGATGTAGGAATAGAAGTCTTTGGCGCAATGCATAAAGAATTTAATATGTAATTGTAAATCGGGTAACACTTAGGTGTTACTCGAATTTTAAAATTATATATTATGAACTACAAAACTTTCAAAAATATCGTAAACGATAATAATTCAAAAGATAAAGAGAAAATTAAAGATTATTTATTTCTTAATAATCATTTATCTTTTGAAGATAGTAAAAGATGGTTAAAAATGAATGGAGATACTAAAATTTCAACATCATACTCTTGTCCTGATTGCGGTGTTCATACTCAATATCAAAGAGATGAACATATTTGTGCTACAGAATTAGTGTCAGCATCAGAATGTGGAACTATGGACGGAGCATTATTTCTTGAGAAATTAAAATGTTCATCTTGCAATGAAGAATACATTATTGAAAATGGTGTTTAATTCCGTTCAGTAATTCTTATTTAATGTTACAGAGCAAGCTCTGGCGTTCAAGCTACGCTTGTCGGCTGATCGCCGAACACTTAACATTAAAACGAATAACTTCTCTACATTTCAACAAGTACTTAGGTGCTTGTTGAATTTATAAATTATAAACTATGCAAACATATGACTTAAAAATTTACCCACATAAATTAATGGTAAGAGGTAATAAAAACCAAATTACTGCAATGCATTATGCAGAAGAAGTTTACCTTATTGTACTAAATATGTTAGAGAAACGTAAAATTAAATATTTAGATGAAAGCAATAATGAAGATTGTATTCTACTAATCTTAGAACCTGATAATGAGTTAACAAAACTTGTTGTCAAGAGGATATTATGCATATTTGACTGCGTTAGTAAAAGACAAAGATTTATTCTCGAATAATTTATTCGACCAGCACTTTGGTGTTGGTTGAATTTATAAATTATATATCATGAAAAAACAAACTTCAGAGAATACAGCAGGAGTAGAAGCAATGCTAATATTTTTAATAACTATAATTTCTGTTGTGTTAACAGCATATTTAACACAATAAATTATGGATATTAATCAGCTCCAAAATATGTATGAACATATAAATACAATAGATATATTGTATAATGTTCCACCAGTAAGTATTTCAGATAGAAAAGTATTTATGCCATTAGAAGAATGGACTACATACAAATTATATTTTGATTTACTTAATGATATGAAGAATTGGATAACATTGAATCAAAAATATCCTAAACTTCTTAATATCAGTTTAAATTAAGTTTTACAAAGAACATCAGAGCCAAAAGCTTTGTTGTTCTTTGTTTAATAAATAAAACTTAAAATTATGATTATAATTAATGAACAACAGTATTTGAATGATTTAACTCTTGAGCATACGGCTAAGAGTGTAACTGAAAGAAGAACTACTAAAGATGGTTTGCATAGATTAAATGCGTGTAACGTACATATATCTCCTAAAACCAACTCTACATCAATTAAATTTGATTTAGTAAATAATCTTAACTCCGAAATGGGAGTAGATGATTATTTAAGATTTAGTAGTTATGGAAATTTTGAAAGTTCAATGAATAAATTGAGATATTTATTTCAAAATTTAGTTAGTAAAGAATTTCTTATTGAAAATGAAAAGAATGGTAAATTACCAAACTTAGCAATTCCAAAAAGAATTGATTTTACTAATACAGCTACAGGAGAAGTTCATCAAAATGTAATACAAACTTTTACAATAGATTTAAAAGGTATGTGGGTACAAGCTACTGCAATCAATCCAGAAAATGTTGGAGATGCATATAAAGATTTACTTTCTAAAAAAATGAAAGAAATTAGAGCATCTTTAGGAGATGAAAGATTTGATTTAGTAGAAGCTACTGCATATACTAAAACTGAAGAAGTTTTAAAAGCAGATGGAACTAAAAAGACTGTAGCAATTGAAAGAACTTATACTGCTATTAGAATTGATGAAACTAAAGTTCAACAATTTGCTAATAATTTAGTAGGTTTAATGCAAGAGCATTTAAATAAGTTTATAATTCTAAAAACGTTTGTAGCTAAAAATGGAGTAACCAAAGTTAGCTCTTACGAGAAAAATCATTTACTTTCATAGTAGATAATTTAAATTCAAATAAAGGGAACAACAAAATAGTTGTTCCCTTTTTTATTGCTTGATACTTCATTGATTATATTTTTTAGATTGAACTCCCAATAGGGAGCGAAACCTTTTAGAGTAACGACGGGCTGTTCAAGTAAAATGTTATTTGTAAATTGTAGAATAGAAATTAAATTTTTAAAACCCCTAATTAAAACTATCATGGAAACAATTGAGATCCCAGGAATATTAGTAATTTGTCTTATACCGACATTTCTACTTATGTTATTTAGGTTTTATTACCTACTAACAATTATAGAAGATTATAATATGTATTTGCGTCATATGAAACTGGAGTTATTAAAGATGAAACGCTTAGATATTAAAACAGAACATTATTTTGATAGAAGTGAATTAGATATAACACTTAAACTATATGTAGATATAAGAAAGTGGAGCTTAAAACAAATAGTAGAAGATAAACTATTGCTATTTGAAGTTAAAAGATTTATCAAAAATCATAGAAATTTAGAGTAAATAAAATTGTGCGTTTTAGTGCTTGCCGCAGCTCTTTGTTGTGGCTTGCATTTTATTTATATAATAATCTGCATTTTTTAACTATATATAAATCAATCTAAATTTAACTGATTATGACAAAAATTGCGCACATTTTAAAAGAAACTGAACTTAAAAGTCTGGAAAAACTAAGTATTAATCTTAAAAAAAATGACTATAAGATAGCTGGGAAGCTATATTCAGCTCTTAAAACATATTGTATTTCTCGAAAAATACAAATGAAATTAGATCCTAAAGGAAGAATAAGAAAAGTTCTGATTAATGTAGAAGGTAATCTTGTATTAGCTAAACCTATTATCCAGAACAATAAATTAGTATTCTTTTACAAAAAAAAGTATTACAGCTCATTAGAAGCTATTAACCAAAAAATTGAATATACTTGTGAAATGAAGAAATAACAATAAAGACATAGCTTATTTAAAGCCCTGGGGAAACCTTAAACACAAAAATGTAAAAACTATGATACCATTGAGATAGTCATAGGATAATTAGAACAATAACGTACTTAATGTACGTTGTTGTTCTTTAGTTTTACAATATAATTTTAAATTTATGCAAGAAAATACTTATCAATTAATTAAAGAATTTAAATATAGAGATTTAGATGGTGTAGACCATTTTAGATACTTTGTAGAAGAAAATGGAGATTTACTATCTCATACATTATGTGACAACGTAGAAGAAGCTAATAAATGGTATGACAGTTTAGTTAATCCATCAGAACAAGTACCTGATAAAATTACAATATTAAAAACTGATATTGTACGAAAATATTCAGGTAATCATGTAGATTTTGATACTGGATTATCTAAATTAATAGGCTTTGATGTTAAAAAATTAGATGATCTTGATATAAAACCAAAAGATTAAAAAATTGGTGGACAGTGGCGTATATTGTCCTTAATTGAATGTAGAATGAGTATGTCAGCCAAACATTTAGCCAATATTAGAGCCAACCTGTAGGCATACAGGAAAATCACACAATAGCTAAGTGTAAGAAGTGAGTTTGTAGCCTTCTAACTTTGTGCGTTGATTAATGTCAACATAAAAATTGGGGAACAGTGTTTTACATTGTTTCCCTTTTTTTTTATCTTTAGATGATGTACAAAATATTTATAGCATTTCTATTTAACATAATATTATTAAGCTGTTCTAAATACCAGGTAGTTAGTGAAGTAAGACTTAATTTATATCATCTGCATAATCCTAAAACAAAAAACGCTGAAGTTATATTAACTAAAGACACATTAGAAATTGGTAAATTCTATAGATTAAATCAAATTAATATTATTCCAAGTCCATATTACAAAAAACCATCATTAAAAAGCAGATAATTTGCTTTGGTGTAGTTTACATTTAAAAACTACACAAATGAAAAAAACAAAAACATATTTCGCACACGAAACATTAGCTACAATTGTAGCTGGACTAACTACATTAGCAATTATTTTATGTATGGCTATTACACTTTCCAGTTGTCAAACAACTTATTCTGGAATGGGTAGACAAGTAGCACCTATAGTACATGATTATGATGTAAAAGAAATTAAATTTCAAGCAAATTCTAATGGGTTTTCGAACAGATAATAATTCTATGAAATACAGAAGTAGCATAACAGCTAAAAAAGCATTAAGAATAAGTATAGTAAACACTATGCTTATTCTTTTTCTTTATATTCTTATTATATGGAAATTATGAGTAAGGAAGAAATAATAGCACAACTAACTTTATTAGATACTTCTGCTTATAGGTGTATAGGTTTATCAAAGACTGGTAAATATGTAAAAGAACCTATAGGCTATAGAAGAAATTTATTTTATATCTATAATAAGTTAAGAAAAACAGATTTAATTAAACTTTTAAATACAAAAAATGGCAAATAATAAATATTGGACAGAATACGCAACTAAACATCTAAAAGGAAGAACTATTGTAGATGTAAGATATTTAACTAATGAAGAAATGAAAGGTATGGGTTGGCACAATAAATCTATTGTAATAGAATTAAGTGATGGCTCATTATTATTTCCATCAAGAGATGATGAAGGTAACGATGCTGGTGTATTGTTTGGTCAATCTCCTGATAATAAATCTTTAACATTTCCTGTAATATCATGATACCAGGATTTGAAGATCATACCGCACCATTAACTGATTATGAGAAAATTACTTTAATGCCTCTTATTGTAGTAGGTCTATCTAAAAGAAAAGGAGTAAACAATGCAATAACTAATGCCGGAATATGCAGAGCATTAAAAAGTAGAGGATATACAAAAGTAAATTCTGCTCGAATCAGAAAGATAATTAATCACATTAGATTATATGATAAAGTTAGTTGTTTAGTAAGTAGTTCTAAAGGATATTATGTAACTAAAAATGTCGATGATATTAATAGATACATAGATTCTTTAGAAAAAAGAGCAAAAGCTATATTTTCTGTAGCTCACGCTTTAACTACACAAAGAAATAATTTAAATCCTAATCTATTTGATTAAGAAATTTTATCAAGTCGCATCACTTTGGTGTGGCTTGATAATTTAAAACTATATATATGAATGATAAATTTTTCCAACAAATTAACAGCTTATTATTAATAAGCGAAACAGTTAATATTACTATTCGAAAGAATAATGAAAATGAATTAACTGTAAGCGTAAACCCATTAATAAAAGTTCAAGACAAAGCAAAAGATTTACTACAACCAATATTATTTACTGGAACTGTAGAAGAATTTGATGCTCAATTTTTTCAATTATTAACTAAACCTCTACAACAAACAAGTGGGTTATTAAGAAATATACATCAACACGAACTATCAGTAGAAAAAGCTAAAGAAGAATCAGCTATTGCTAAAGCAGAAAAAGAAAAACAAAAGAAAGTTAGAGAACACTCAATTAAACAACTTGAAAAAGCTCAAAAGTATTTTGATGAAAAAGAATATGATAAATGTAAATTTATTTGCAATCAAATTCTTAAAGAAGATGCTAAGTTTAGTAAAGCTACACAGCTTGTTAAAGAATGTGATGAGCAAAACATTCAACCTGATATGTTTAGTCAACCATTACCTGATGTACCAAGAGCTGAACCAGTTCAAGCTGAACCAGCTCAACCTACATATCCTGATGGAACACCAAAGTTTGTAAATGAACAAAAAGAAAATAAAGAATTTGAAGCAAGAGTAGATGAAGCTAATATTGAAGAATATAAAACTCCACCTACACAAGAAAATAATTCTTTAGGAGCTACAATAACTGATGAGCAAACTCAAATGATTATTGATCAAAGAAACGAAAAGCTAAATAATAACCCTTCTAATTATACTTATTACTAATGGAAATAAAACAAATAGAAAGAATCTTTATGCATGGAGATACAGAATTAACAGACCCATCTAACAATATGTCTGTTAATGATGTATTAGATTTTTATTCTGGACAATACCCTGAATTAACTACAGCTTCTGTAGTAGGACCAGAAATCAAAAATGACAAAGTAGTTTATAAATTCCAAAATAACGTTGGAACTAAAGGATAACTATGACAAGAAAAGATTTTATTATCGTAGCAGACGCTCTATTAGAGGTCAAGAAACATACATCTGTTCAAGATTTTAATGATATAACTTTTACAGTAACTCAACACATAGAAAAAACTTGTTCAAATTTTAATAAAGGATATTTTTTAAAGTATTTAAATACTAAAAAAAAGTGACCTATTATGTTATAATTTTTGAATATAGTTCAGCAAGTGTTATAGTTGAAACTATCAATTTTAAATCTGAAAATCAAAAAAATAGATTTGATTTTGACAGTTTTGTAAATGAAAAATACGGAAGTAGCACAAGTTATATGTGTAGTGAAAACGTAACATTAAAAGCAAATAATTTGCACCATAATATGCTTAAAAAGCAATGGTTTTATGAATAAGAATAATCAGGGAGCAACACTTTGTTGTTCCTTGATTATGAAAAAAGAAAACTTATACATAAAACTATTAGAATGCAAACCCAAGAAATATATCAATCCAAACGTGGCGATTGCAAGAATAATATTGCACGAAAGCGAAGACAAGCGAAATGTAGTACAAGAAAAAAGGTTAAAAACCCCTTCTTGTCTATTAAGACCCCTATTTTAAAATCTAAATCTGATTTAATTTTTTATAAAAATCCTAAACAGCTATTAAAATTGTTATATCCAATTGGAAAACATTATATAAATGATGATATACCTAACATGGATATATATGAGTTTAACAATTATTTAATTAAAAAAATAACTAAAAATTTAAATAATTGGAATATATATCAAAATGATAAAATGGAATTAGAGCTATGGACTGGACAAGGAGATGGTTTTAATAATGGCTTTTGTGCTGAATTAGAATGGATTTTTAATTTAAAAAAAGAATTTCAAACTTTTATGTGGGATTATTTTTCTTATTTAGTTCAAAAATTTAATATACCATTTTTATATAATATAGATTATATGGTAGACATTTCAGAAGATTATTTTACTGATAATTTAGAAGATATAGATGATATTGATGAAATGGATGAAATGAAAAGAACTTTAAAAAAGTATAAAGATAAAGTTATACCATTATATCAAAAAGTTAATTTTGAAAAATCTATAGATACTGAATTTACTTTAAAAGATAAATTGAGTAAAATAAAAGTAAATAATTATAAAGATCAAAAGTTAGTTGCATGGATTGAAGAAGGTTTTGAAATTGTTAATGTTAATTTTAACGATTTCATTCCATTTAAAAGTCTAATGAAAAATAATGATGTTGATGATTATTTATTTGGTCCAGAATATTATGCTAATTTTTTATGGTCTATTGATGAAACAGATTTTGTTTTTCAACGATATGAAGAACAAGGTCAGTATTATTATAATAACTGTGAAATCTTACCATTTTATCAAGAACAACAATTAACAGAAGATAATCCTTTTTTAAAAGATTATGATAATGATTTTCCAGAAAAATATAAAAAATGGTTAGAAAATAGTTACTTAATTTATGAATAATGAAAACTACTAAAGAATATATGACAAGCTACTGGACTAAAGAAGTCAATAAAAGACGAACTAACGGAAGTAGCAAATGGAAAATTGAATTAGCAGAAAGAAAGCTAAAGGAAATTAAAAAATGAACAAAGTTCCAGAAACACTAAAACCCGTAATGAGCTTAATTGTATATCATAGTGAATCTTCATCTTATGTTGAAGAACATGCAATTAGAGAATTACAAGACAATAAATTTACATTTGGACCTGGTAAACCAGCAAGAATTAAACTTTTAGGTAAATTACTTGAAGAAATTAAAGGTATAGACAAAAGTAAATATGAGTTTAAAAACTTTATTCCATCTAATGTTGTACGTTTTAATTTAAAAGATCAAAGTTTAAATTTAATGTGGTTATTTAAGAAAAGTGTAAGAGAATTAACTTTTAGCGAAACTAATCGAATAAAAGATAAACGTAAAATAATACCTAATTTAATATTTCAAGTTAAAAATGGAGAGTTATATGTTTATGCATATAAATTAGATAGAGGGTTAAAAACTAAAATCTATTATGCTCCTTTTCATAACATTTATAATGATGGTAAGGTATGTATGGGTAATGCTAAAATAAATTGGAATATATCTGATTTAGAAGAATTAATAATACATATAGAAAGAATGTTTTTTAATTCAAAATTTACTCATTTAAATCATTCTAATTTTAAAAACAATATTAATGTTATTTGGGATAGAAATGGTTTTAATGACAACGCAAATCTTACAAGTTATAATAAATTTTTAAAAGATTTAATATGAAGTATCATTATATGGAGCAATCTCTGATAGCACCAGTACATAAAGTAACTATTGCAGTAATAGGAGCTGGAGGTACAGGAAGTTCAGTTTTAGCTATATTAGGAAGAATGAATGCTGGATTAATAGGTTTAGGACATCCAGGTTTTTTTGTTAGATGTTATGATCCTGATGAAGTTTCACAAGCAAATGTTGGTAGACAATTATTTTCTGAAACAGATTTAGGAAAGTTTAAATCAGATGTAACAATAGAAAGAATTAACAGATTCTATAGTACAAATTGGGATAGTATTCCAGAAAAGTTTGAAATTGATTTTGATAACCCACGAATACAATATAATATAATTATTACTTGTGTTGATAATGTTCAAATTAGAAGAGACATTCAAAAAGTCAAAACTAAATTAAGAACAGAACAACCATACAATACTTGTTATTATTGGTTAGATTTTGGAAATGGAAATAATTACGGTCAAGCAATATTAGGCACTATGGGTCATATTAATCAACCTGAAGGTGCTAAATGTATTACAATGCCAACTATTATTGAAATGGAAAAAAAGTTAGGGAAATTAATTGAAAATGATGATACACCCAGCTGTAGTACGTTAGAAGCTTTAAATCGACAAGATTTATTAGTTAATTCAACATTAGCAGAATTTGGTATGAATTTACTATGGAAATTATTTAGACAATATAGAACTTCACAAAATGGAATTTTTATGAATTTAGATAAAATGATAGTAAATCCAATTAAATTATAAATAAAAGGGCACCAAATCTTTGGTGTCCTTTGTTTTAAAATATATATATGGAAATACAAACAATTGACCCAACAGAGAAGTCTATACTTCAAGAAAAAATAACAAGAAAATTGAGTAATGCATCTGATAAAATGCCAATTATTCAACAAATTCAAGACGAAAGTAATAACATTATAGATTATGTTGTTCCTATTGGTAAAGATTCACCTATAATTAATTTTAATTCAAATGGTGTAGTAAAAATGCAATTTGAAAATGCTGAAAAGAAAATTCATAGACATGCAATTGGACAATTTGCAGATAAATTTGGAATACCTACAACTTATTTGAAAAATTTAGCTACTGGTAAAGAGCAATGGGAAAGAGATTTAGCAAGTAAATTATTAAATGAACACTCAACTAATAATGAAAGCAAAAGATATCTTTTAAGAGAACTAAATGGAGAAGTTAAAGGTGTTTTATCTGATAAATATAGAAGATTAAATACAGCTGAAATTTATGCTGAATTTTTTAACGCCTGTGTAGATCAAGGAGCAAAATTATTAGATTGTTGTTATGACCCTACAAGAACTTATATAGAATTTATATTACCTCAAGTAGTACCTGTACAAACACAATACAATGGTACAACATATATGGTATTTGGACTTAGAATTTCTAACTCTGATTATGGAGATGGAGCATTAAGAGTTCAATCATATTCTATGCAAGTAGTTTGTTTAAATGGAATGACAAGAGAAAATTTAATTAGACAAGTTCATTTAGGTAAAAAGTTACCAGATAATTTAATTTTAAGTAATGAAACATATAAATTAGATACAGAAACTCAAGCTTCTTTAGTAAAAGATATTGTTAAAAGTGCTTTTGATAGTAGTTATTTATTTAATGAAATTCAAAACATTGAGAGAGCTGGTTCTAAGCTAATTAATTTAGATCACGAAGTTAAATTACTTCCAAAATTAGGTATGAGAAAAGATGAAGTTAAATCATTAACTGAAATCTTATCTGATAATAACCCAGAACATGGTGTACAAGGTAGAAATACTATTTGGAAACTTACTCAAGCAATGACTCAAGTAGGTGTACAAACTGGAAATACACGAAGAAAAAGAGATATAGAAGATATCGCTGGAAAATTAATAACTAAAATATGAAAATTGAAAAAGTTTTAGAAAAAAAAGTAAATGCTCTTTATGATTCAGAAGTTTTAGAACTTTCTAAAGAAATCAATGAGAAAATAGAAAAGAAAAAAACAAAATTACAAGGATATGATGCTTCACCTATTACTTTAAGTAAACATGAAGTTGTTGATATATTTGAAAAATATGCTACTGAAAAACAATATGGAAGTCTAAAAACAGTTAGTTTGACTTTTTTCATTAAAGCACTAATTTCTCATAGAGTTGAGCAAAATGGTAAAGAAAGAATAGCAAAATCTTTACTATCTAAAGTTGAAAGTTTTTTTAAAGAAGATAAATAATGGGATTCTTTAGTTGGGATTGCTCTTGTTGTAATGAGAGCATTAAAAATGCGTATACTCAATATGATAATGGAATTGTATTAGTTACAGAAAATGATATAATGATAGACCCTTCATATAATGGATATGGAGATGTCAAAGGAAAAGATATTTATATTTTAGCAAAATATAAAGGAGATTCTAAGATTATATCTAAGATATACAAAGATTCACCAAGTAATATAGATATAGAAAGACAACAAGCAATAAATGAATACTTTAATAAGAAATTTCCTATTAAAGTATTGCATTTATCTTGTTATCAAGCTTTAACTCAAAAACTTGACACTTTTGTTCTTAAAGACTTTTATGATAATTTAAAAGTATGTGAATTAGCAGAAGATCAAGGATTTTTTACTGATGAAAAATTAAATGAAATTTTTAAAGATTTCTAAATTAATCAAGGTACACCTTCTTTGGTGTGCCTTGAAATTATAAATTATATGACAGACCAACTCACATTTTTACAAGAAGGTACATTTTTTGGACAAAATAATAGCGATTTAGAAGAAGTTGTATTAGGAACTTTTATTAACTATCCTGACAGATATTATGAATTTGCAGACCAGGTTAATATTAAAGGTTTTTCTACAGAATCATCAAGATACGTATTTACAGCAATCAAAGAATGTGCAGAAGATTCCAAAATAGATATTATAACTGTAACAGATAAAGTAACTTCAAAAGGTTATAATGCAAGAATTATTGAAAAAACAGGTTATACATTAATAGATTACATTAACGATATAGCAGATAGAGTTTCATCCGATGCTCATATAAAACAGCATATTAAATTATTAATGGCTTATTCAACCAGAAGAGAATTATTAACTCTATCAAATGAGATTAATAAAGACTCTAATGATATGGTAAGTCCAGATGATATAATAGCTAAAATAACAGATAAAATTGTTGAATTACAAGAATATGCAGATGTTGAAGAATATAATCCTATCAAAACTCTACAAGGAGTTATTGATAATATGTCAGATAAAGAAGGCAAAAATTATATTAAAACATTTATTCAAGAAATTGACAATTTTATATTTGGATGGGAATTATCAGATTTAATTATAATAGCTGGAGCTGCCTCTATGGGTAAAACAGCATTTGTATTAGAAATTGTTAAAAATCATATTATCAGAAACTTACCTGTTGCTGTTTTTTCTTTAGAAATGTCTAAAGAACAGATGTTAACAAGAATGATTGCATCTCATGGGTGTATAGATTTAGGAAAGATTAGAAAAAAACAATTAACCTCATCAGATTGGAATGCATTTTATGATTCTGCCAAATATTTTGAAAATGAAAATTATTTTATTGACGATAAATCTGGCGATTTAAATCACATATGCAATAAGATCAGAAAATTAAATATTAAAAATAATTGTAAATTTTTTGTTGTAGATTATTTACAATTAGTAACTATTAATTTAAAAAGTAAATCCGGAACAAGAGAACAAGAAATATCTAAAATATCAAGAGCATTTAAACAGCTATGTAGAGAACTAAAATTAGTTATAATAGCTTTGTCTCAAATTAGTAGAGCTGTATCGCAGAGAGCAAGTAAAAAACCAATATTATCAGATTTAAGAGAATCAGGTGCTATTGAGCAAGATGCAGATATGGTTATGTTTGTTTATAGACCAGCTTATTATGATATTGAAGAAAGAATACCTGAAATTGAAAACGTAGAAATAATAATAGCAAAAGGTAGGTCAACTGGTATTGGAAGTGAAAACTTAAAATATATAGGAAAATTTGCCAAATTTGCTTCTGAAGTAGAATTTTTAGAAAATGAAAAATTACAAGCATTCGAAAATTATAACCGAGATTTCTAAAAAATTAGGGATTGACGGTGCTGTGGTGAATATTGTAGTTATTCATTTCTTTAATAGCGTAAGACAAGCTTTGCAAAAAAATGAAGAAATTAATCTTAAGGGATATTTCAAAATTAAAATGCTTAAACGCTATAAAAACAAAATTCTCAAAGAAGGAAATGATATAAATTTAAGAAAAAGAAAACATCAAAAAAGATACAAATAATTTGCTTTTCTTAAAGTATATCTTTAAATTTAATCAGTAAATATCAACTTTGAAAAAAGTATTAAAATATAAAATTAATCAAGATGAATACTTGAAAGAAGTTAATGTTCGCTTAAATGAAAATGCTAAAATGCAAGATTTTTTATTAATACAAAGATTAGTTGAAGTAACAACTATGCATAGATGCAAATCTAAATTTGGCGAATTAATTAACATAGGGAAAAAAGAAATTCAACCAGTCCCTAAGATAGAAAAAGAATACGAAAATGTATTAGCAAATGAATTAGTAATTCTAATTTTTAAAAACTAAATGAAACCGAATATTTTTATATGTGGCCCATCAGGGACAGGTAAAAGTACGTCAATGCGTAACTTACCACCTGAAAGAACAGTAATACTAAATACTGAACAAAAAGCACTTCCTTTTAGAAAGGGAGTAGAATTTAAACTTAATGTACCAATTAATTCTCTTCAATTATTTAAAACTGCTTTAACTAAAGCAATTGAAAATCCTAATGTAGATATTATAGTAATTGAAAGTTTTACTTCTTTAATAGAAACTATATACATGAAAGCAAAATCATTATACGATGGTTTTGATGTATGGGATTATTATAAGAATGAAATCAAGAAAATTATGGAAATGTCTAAGAATACTGATAAGTACATAATTTTTATAGGTATAGATCAATTCGTTGAAGGAGATTCTGGAGTCGAAGAAAGATTTATAGCTGTAGATGGAAGTTGGAAGAAAAAAGTAGAAAAAGAATTTGTAATTGTAGTTTATTCTGAAGCTAAAGAAATTAATGATAAGCAAGAATATAGATTTATTACAAACAAACAACCTGGATATAATAGAATATCAGCTAAATCACCAATGGAAATGTTACCTCCAATTATGGATAATGACATTATGGGAATATTAAATGAAGTCGATAAATATTATGGATGGGATAAGAAAACAGAAATCAAAAAAACCGATAAATAATGGATATAAACGCAGAGTTAGAACTCGTAAAAGACTTTGATAATTCAAGCAAATTTATAAATGAGCCTGGAGTATTTATAGTTAAGATTAAATCATATCTTCTTTCTGAAAGTAGAAAAGATTATAAGGGTAATCCTTATATTGAATTTACAGTAGAAACTGAAGATCAAAAAACAAGTAATGTTACTTTTTATTTATTAACAGGAAAAGAATCAGATAAAGCCAGAGAGTTTAAATTAAAAAGACTTAAAGAGTTTTTATCTAATGCTAATGCTGATGATAAATTAAAAGGTGATCAGTATTTAAATTCTATTATTGGAAATAAAATAAAAGCTTTATTCAAAAAATCTGAATATATAGGTAAAGACAAAAACAATTTTAACAAACCTGTTATAAAAGAAATAATTGAATATAGTTTTTCTTCTAAGCCAGATGAAACAATAAAAGGTGTACAATCATATTTTCACACTCCTTTAAGACCTTCTGATATGGAGAAGTTTAATCTTCGATTAGCAGAATGGGAATCAGAACATAAACAATCAACAACGGCTGCCACCAAGGCAGAGCCAGTTGTTGATAAGGGTATGTCTGATGATTCTTTAGGTGATGAAAAAGGTGATGATTTACCATTTTAAGATTAATAAAGGGCACTTCGGTGTCCTTTGTTATTTAATATTATGGAATTTATATCTAAAATAGAAAAAGGAAAATTAACCTTTCTAAATGAAGAAAAAGTTAAATCTTTTATTTCATCAATAGAAGGTAAAGATGTTGTTATAAACATTAAGAAACATAAAAAAAGTCGTTCTAATGCTCAAAACAGATGGTATTGGGGAGTTGCTTTAAAAAAAATTACTCAAGATTTATACAATATACAAGGTGAATTATTTACTAAAGAAGAAATACACGCATATCATAAATCTGTTGTTATTGCTTCTAAGTTTAACACTTTGAATGTATTAGGTAAAGAAATTTTAATTTTTAATGATGTATCTACAAAGTCTATGAACACTATACAATTCAATGATTTTAAACAAACAATTCAAAATCATTGGGCTGTAAGAGGTATAGACATACCAGATCCTAATGAAGAAAATTTTATTAATCAAATTGGAATTTAAAATGAATAAATTAAAAAGATTTAAAAATAAAGCTGAAAATCTTCTTGAAAAATTAGAACAGCATATTCACAAGATGCCTTTAAATGGTAATAGTTCTAATGATTGTCAAAGAACTTATCTTGAACAACAAATAAATGAAGTAAGCTATGCTATAAATGGTATAACAAAAGAAGATTTAAAATTAAAAAAAGATGGCAAGTAAAATTGTAAAATTACAAGAGAAATTAAACAGATGGTATTTTGAAACATCAAGATTTTATAACATTAAACCAAATCAGGTAACTGATAAAATGGTTTTAAAATATTTAGCAATTAATCATGATATATAAATTTTTAGGTTTTATAACAGCATTATTTATCTCTATCTATTTTGTTATAGGATGGGGATTAAGAATTTTATTGTTTTTTATTAAAACCACATTAATAAATATGTTTTCAACAGAAGAAAAATGATTGAATTAGTTGAAGCAATAATATATATGGGTTTTACTATTATTATGGTATCAGTAATAGTTGTTGCTGTTAAAAAATCTATTGAAGACGATGAAGAAACACACTAAAATATACACTAAATTTTTCAGCATAGGAGAACAAGATTTTCACCCTTGTGAAATGTGTGGTTCTAAAGCTGTAGATGTACATCATATTGAAGCTCGAGGAATGGGTGGAAGTAAGACTAAAGATTTTATTGAAAATTTAGCTGGATTATGTCGTAATTGTCATAATAAAGCAGAAAAATCAAAAGAATTTAATAATCAAGTTAAAAAGAAACATTTAGCATTAATTGAATTTTATAAAAATTATAAAAAATGAATGAAATCTTAGAAGAATTATTTGAAGAGCTGGAACTTAAATTAGACTGGCTCTTCATTGATTTTGAAGAAAAAATAAATAAGTTGTATGAACAATTTCGATAGTAACGAAGAAAAATATATGGATTGGTATTTACAAACATTAGTTAATAATGGATATGTAGATAAATATAAATTTCATTACAAATCTTATAGTTTGTCTAATAAGGTAACATATACCTGGATAAAACCAATGAAACGTGTAGAAGATAAAAAAATGGAAAGCACAGTTTTACACCCTCATTCATATACTCCTGATGTTCATGTTTGGTGGAATGAAAGTGCTAAAAATTTATTTTATCAAAACATTGATGAAGGAGATAAAATTACTTCGTTGTTTCTTGCTTTTAATAATTGTTCAATATGGGAAATTAAAGGAGATTTTGATTTTAAAAATATGACCAGGTTAGCAACATTAAATATTAAATGGGTAATGAAAGAGTATAACGAATACATACAAATTGTTACACCTAATAAAGTATTTAACGCAACATTTACACCTGAAAGATATTTATTAACTGATAAAAATTTTACTCCCAGAAAATTGAAATATAAAAATGTCAGAACTATTAAACAATTTAAATACGAAGTATCTTAATAAAGTTTTTCTATTAGATGATTACGATAAAGAAGGTGTAATTTGGACAAATTACAAAGTTTCTGTAATCAAAAAATGGTTAGCATTATTTAGATCTTCAAAATATTGTACAATAACTCACAATCCACCTAAAAAAGTTTTAATAGACTATAAAGGTAAAGATGTAGCAGTTAAGAACCTTTTAAAAGATGTAGACATATCTGAAGAAGATAAAAAAAGATTAACGTTTTTTCCAGAATATGTTACAGTTAGAAATGAAAGAAAATTTGATTTGACTTTATTTGTCAAATACTTAAATAAAAGAAATAAAGATTTTTTCTTTCTAACAAGAGATGAATATGAAAAGGAATTACCTCCACAAAGAGAAAAACCTTTTAAAACAAAAAAAAGAAAATGGGATTAATACCAAGTAATCAAGCAAAAGACTTTATTAATGAAGTTAAGAAATATGATCCAAATCAAGAAAGATTATTAGAATGGAATGATACTAAGTATTTTAGTGATGTAGATTATATTACAAACTCTATGCTAAAGCATTTAAATAATTCACCTGAACATTTAGATGCTTATTTAAAATACCCAGCATGGAGAGAAGAAAAACAAGCATATATAGATGGTAGAGCTTTACACTGTTTTATTTTAGAGCCAGAAGAATTTGATAATAGATTTTGGTACATTAATGATACAGAAATTATAGAAGAAATTGGTGGAGCAAAACCAAGAGCTACTAAAAGATATAAAGAATGGAAAATTGAAATTCAAAACAAAAATCTTAATAAACAAGAAATTAGTTATGAATTATATTTACATCTAACATTAATTAAAGAAAAACTTGAAGCAATTACTCAAGTAAAACAATTATTACACAATACAAAAAAAGAAAAAGCATATTTTAAAAAACTAAATGGTATAAATTGTAAATGTAAAGTTGACGCAATTAATATTGGAAATTATATAGTTGATTTAAAAGGGTTTAAAGAAACTCCTAATCCTTATAATTTTCTAAGAAATTTAAAAAAATACAATTTAGATAGACAAGCAGCTTTATATTGTGATATTTTAGGATTAGACCAATTTTGGTTTATATGTGTAGAAAAAACATATCCATACACTGTAGGTATTTATGAAGTTTCAGCTGAAACATTACAAGCTGGAAGAGAAAAATATGAGTATTTATTAGAAGTACATAAAAATAATTTAAACAATTACGATAAAGAATACGTAAATAATTTTTGTTACTTCGGAACAATTTAATTATGATTATAACATTTGATTTACATAAATTTTGCAAAAAATGTAAAATCAATAAAAGCGAATTAGCTCGCTCTATTGGTATATCTCCACAATTATTGCAACATCATTTCAATAAAGGAGATATACCTTTTTCTTATATTATTAACATTGCAAATCATATGCAAATTAAACCTGAAGAATTATGTCAATTATTAATGAAGAAATACATCAAGAAACAATTGTGAAAAATAAATTAGATTTATCTTATATGACCATTCCTGGATTAAAACTTGATGGTTATAAATTTATTAGAAATTTAGTTTGTTCTGAACTCGAAATGAGTAAAGAAGAAGTTTTCACAAGATCAAGAAAACGTAAACATGTTTTTGCAAGACATCTTATGATGTTTTTAGCACAAACACATTTAAAAAATGAAATATTAATCAAAATAGGAGATTATTATGGTGGGTATGATCACGCAACTGTATTACACGCTAAACAATCTATACAAGATTATATGGACACAGATAAAGTTTTATTTAAACAAATAAGCAGATTATCTGAAGAAGTTAGAATAACAAGAAAGTTATTTATACAAACCAAAAAAGAGAGCAAATAAGCGCTCTCTTTTTTTTTTACGAATCCAAAATTAACAGGAATCAAGAAACGTGTTCAATCTCTTTAATACTTTGTTGTAGCTTGCTTTTTAAAGTATCATAACCAATATTTAATACAATGCCCTTTAGTGAGCCTCTTAAATATATCATTGTTTTTAATTCTCCAGAATTATCAGTATAAGTTCTATAGTAATTTATGTTTTCTACATTAAAAGTATATGGCTCTATTTTATTGCCAACTTTTACCTCTACTTCTACTTCTCTATAACTCATTACCAAATATAATTATTTTAAAGCAATACTTTACTAAACTTTTTAAAAAGAAATAATAATAAAATTATTATACCTACAATTATTATAGTATCTCTCCACTTTTGCCACCAAGTTAATTCTACAACAACAACCTTTTCATAAGGAACTGCTATCTCTTTAATAATAGTTACAGTATCTCCTTTACATTCAACATAATGATGAAATTCCCTGGTTATAGTGTCATAGTAATATTTAGCAAATACCTTTTCATTATTTACTATAATAGTAGAGTCATGATAAATAAGCTGAGTAGTAGTATCGTGTGAAACTGATTCTATTACTACAGTATCATGTAGTACTAAATTTAATGTATCTTGTTCGAGTAATTCAGGATGTTTGCTAATAAGCCTATTCATTCTTTTTTGAGGTGAACAGGCTACTAACAATAATAATAATATGCTACTCTTTAGGAAGTGCAATAAGAGAGTCTTTAGATCTTAAAAATAATAATCCAGTAGCAAACCAACCAGCCATATCTTGAACTGAAGATTTCTCCATAAAGACCATTACACCACAAAAAATAATAATTAACAACCCCAGGATTGTTGTAACATAATTAGAAAATAAACGATTTTTCATTTTTTCTTAGATTTAGTTTTTGACTTCTTACTTTTAGTAGAAGTCTTTTTCTTTTTTTTAGGCTTTGAATATGTATATCTCATTTCTTTTTATTTTTAGCATAATATGCACGCATTTGTTTAAAGCTCCATACTTTTCCAGAAGGAGATTTATACTTACCCTTGTTTTTACCTTTAGTAATTTTTGTAAATGGCATTACTTAGACTGAGGCCTAATATCTGTAGAGTTTTTTAGACCACCAAATTTTTTAGCTTGTGGAGCTGGTTTAACTTCTGGTTTCCCATGTCTTAATCCAGACCATCCATCGTGTGATTTACCTTTTCCCATGATTTTATTTTTTATTTTTTATTTAACAATGTACTTATCATTCCCTTAATTTCTGCCGTATCAGTTTTGACAGCAGTTAAGCTTGTATTTAAATTTTGAATTTCAGTGTTTAAAGAATCTTTAGTTTCTTTATTTTCTACCCTTACTTTTTCAATTTTATCATCATAATCTTTTCTAATAGCAGTTCTGCTATGTTTAGCATTCATAAACGCCAAGTCACAATCTTTTTTATAGCCATCAGCCATTTCTTTTAAATGCTTAATTTGATCAGTTTGTTTATCATTATCATGCTTTAATTTAAACCACGCTGTTAATAAAGTTACAACAAATCCTACGAAATATATAACATCTTTAATATTAATGTGCATATCATTAACATTTGTAGGAGTAACTTCCAAAAAAATCATTCTTCACTTTTATTAAATTAATAACTATTCTCCAGGGGGGGTTGGAACATTTGGGTTAGGTGGAACATCATCCGGATAATAACCAAACATTTCAAAATATATTTCTTTTACTTCTTCACTTGAACTTTCTTCAGTATGTGGCATAATTTTAAAATTTAAATAACATTAACATCTATTATTACATTACTCCCAACAACAACATTAGTTACATTAGCATTTAAAGCTTTATCACAAGCTAAAGAATGTATTACATTAATATCTTGTGCAGCTGCAGCAGTAATACTATCTCCATCTGAAATAATTTTTAAATTTTCAATAACTAAATCATTACCTCCTTTACTAATTCCTGTACATAAAGCACCACCATTAGTATTTTTAACTGAACCATTTAATCTTAATCTATGTCCACTTCCTGATGGTACGTTTAATAAATAACTATCATTACCATTTACACAAGTTTGATCTCCATTTATATAAATTTCACCACCAGTCATTCCACCTATTGTTAAACAAGTAGTTCCAGTTTCAGTAGTAATATTTCCATTTACAATAATTTCACCACCTGACATATTTTGTCCAACTAAACCATTACCTGAAGCACCTGTAGAATACATATTTCCATTAAAAATAAGTTGTCCACCAGATATATTATTGAAATTTAAAACATAATTTTCTGAATCAATAATAGGAACATTTAATATAAATCTTCCAGAAGCATTCATATCAGAACATGCAATATTTTGAAACCCTCCAGTTTGAGTAACTTTATTAGCAGTAATAATACATGTACCAGAAAAATTAGTTGTACTTCCTTTTCTAACATAGAAAGCCCAACTTGCTGAACATTTTACTTCATCAAAATTAAATGTAGTTTTAGAAGCATCTCTTGCAGTACATACATAACCACCATTATTTGGTCCATAATGTTCTATTAAACTTCCATTAAAATTCATTATAGAATTATCATATGCTCCTAACATAACACCTTGTTCCATTCTCCATTCTACAGCTTCACCATAAAATTCAGAATCTCCAAAAGCTGTTGCTACTCCTTTTGACCAATCTCCATCAGCAGATTCTACAATATTAATATCTCCCTCACCATATAAATCAAACTTAGTAGAATAAGAAGAAGCTGGAGCATTTAAAGGATCTGAACCTAATATAAATATAGCTTCAGTATTTCTTAAATAACCAGAAATTATTGCATCAGGAATTGCTTCCTCTACAACAACACTTGTATTTGGTCCAGTATTTACAGCAGATACAATTGTGTATTTACCATCTTTAGCACCGCCTCCTAATATTTCAAACTTCTTTCCAACTTCTAAATTTGATTGCCAATTACCTAAAAATCTAAATTCTTTTTCAGGTTGATTTATAGATACAATATTACTTAATCCAGTAGAACCATTTATTTTAGCAGAAGGTTGTAATAAAACCCCAGCTGATAAATACATTTTACCATTTTGATATTGTAATTCTGTTTCATCATATACTCCAGGCCATACATATATTAAAGAAGAACTTAATCCATCTGCAACAGCTTGATTTCTTGCAGCTGAAATTGTTTTCCAAGGGTTAGATAAACTACCAACAGTGCCGGTTGAATCATCACCTTCTGGAGCTACAAAATATGTAGAACCAAAAAGACCAACACCGCTGCTACCAGAATTTAATTGTCTTAAAATTTCATAAATTCTAACAACTGCAGCATCCCAATTTCTAAATGCTTTTGGATTTTCGTTTATTGTAAGTGCCATTTTTATAAATCAGCATATTTAACTTCAGGCTGAACTGGAGCTGCCATTGCATTTACAGAAGTAGCTTTCCCTTTCAATAAAGTTTGTGAATTAACTACAGCACCGCCAGCAAAACCTCTACTACTTAAATAAGTTTGAAATTCAATTTTCTTTTGAGAGTATTTTAAAATTTTTGCTAAATTATCTGAACCTGGTTCTGGAGCTTTTAACAATTTAATAGAGCTAAACATTTCATGAGAAGATCTATATCTTATTTTTTCTTTCTTCTGTCCTTTATCTCTAACAGTTCTTTGTCTATCAGCTACTTCCCATATAATTTCAGCAGCACCTTTATCATCTGCGCTTGATGCACCATTTGTTTTAATAGCATTAGCATCTTCTTTTATTAGATCTAATTCATCTATTGATGGTTCTACAAATCTTTTTTCTACTCTTACTGGTACATCTTCAGTTCCAGTATTTACAGCTGTTTTAGGTTGTATAGCTACTGTTTCAGTTATGGTTTTAACTTGCATTCTTACGTCTGCATAAGCCATTTCTTGAACTCTTTTATCTTTTACTGTTGCATCTGCTGCATATTTTTCTTCTATTGGCATAATTTATATTTTAAATATTAACTTAATTGTGGAGTTACTTCTGAGTAACATAAAAATTCAAATTGGTAAAAAACTTCAGCTTCGCATGGATTAGCATTTCCACCAGCTGCTTTTAATGAAATAATGTATTCACCATTACCGTCATCATCTAATGATACACCCATGTAATCAGACTTAACAAGAGCACCTGTAGTAGTATCTTGCATATCTGCTCCTGAACCAAATGAATTAATAACATCAAAAGTATTTGGAGCTGCTGTTTCCATAGCTTTTACTGAACCTCTTAAATCATATGCAATATAAAAACCAGCATTAGCAGGGTTTTCATCAAAAGAACCTACTGTTAATGTTCCTTGAACTTCAGAATATATATTAGAACCAGTTAATAACATACCACCAGTTAATTTCCATCCTTGTAACACTGTTCCATCAGGATAAGTAATTTGTGTAGCTGTTTTTTGTAAAAAAGGAGCTGGAACTTGACCAGATGAACTTTCTGTAGAAATTTTATCTGCTAATAAATCAATACTAAAAAGTACAGAATTTAAATATCTAAAAATTCGTACTACTGCATCTATCCAGTTATTAAATTGTCTTGGGTCTTCGTTAATTCTCATTGTTTTTTGTTTTTTGTGTTGTTAATAATTATTCGTTACATATTCATCTATAATAGCTTGAATGCTATCTTTCATTGCTTGATTATAAATACCATCCAAAATTAATACATTATTAGTATTTTGAGCAGTTAACCACCATCCATTATTTAATTGATCGTACAAATCTTTAATATGATTTTCTAAAGCAAACACTTCTGCTTCTGTATAAGTACCATTTAATACATCTAAATATTTATCAGCCGTAAAATCTAATACAAAACTTTTACCATCAGCAATTCTATATCCATATTGTCTTATATATAATCTTTTAATTTCTATAGGATCAGTTATTTCTACATATCCTGTTGGCTGAGTTAATTCAAACTTTATAGCTGGTATATCTTCGTTATCTTCTTTATAAAATTTTCTTGCCATTTTTCTAAATTTTCTTTTTTTCTTCTTTCAGGTTAATTTTTTATAACCTAAAGATATTTATTTTAATAATAAGAATATGTATGCCACCTATTTGTTGTATGATTATAAATAAACTGTACAGAAGCACCTTCATTTAAATCAAAATCAGCAGCGTCTGCAAGCAACATTCTATTTGCAGCATCACTATCTCCATCATTATCTTTAAATTTTAATTTTTTATTAGTTCCTACATTTATTATTGCTACAATTCTTTGTACTCCAGCACTTGGAGCTACCATTCCTGTAAAATCTCTATCATGAGCACCAGGATCAATGTAATGTACATTATAAGTTGAAAGGTCGTAATTATCAATTTCAACAGCAGCACCACCAGTTTCAGTATATGTAGTAATTTGAGCAGAAGGCATTTGGTTAAGACCTATTTGATTACCATAATCATAAACATCAGCAGCAACACCTGTAGGGTCATATGTAGAAGCAAGCATATCTCCATTACCTTTATTGTTAAAAGTATTCCAATCTGTAGAATCTAAATAACCATCAGAAGCTGCTCCAGCTTGATTTATTCCTACAGATGGAGAAGTTGGAGAAGCAATAACTGTAATAGGAGCAACAGCACTAACACCTGTTACTGTGCCTGGTTGAGCTCCAGAAGCTATACCATTTAATTTATTTTTATCAGCACCACTCATAGAACCAGCTACAAGTGGAGTAGCTGCTGTAATTCCAATATCTGGAGTAGCACCACCTGTTGAAGTAATAGGAGCTGTTGCTGTTACACCAGTAACGCCACCACCCCCACTTGAGCTTTCTTTTTCAAAATCTGTAATTGCCATAATTATATAATTGTTACGATTACTAAATCAGTTCCTGTACCATCAAATGCTATCTCATCTAAATGATCAGATTGACCACCTCCATCAATAGTTACTTTTTCTTGTGGTAATAAATTTGTTCCTAATACAGTAGCATTTGCTGCTCCAGCATTAAAAAAAGTTACTGAACGAGCTCCTTTTTCTATAGTACCCGCACCAGCAGCTCTTGTAAATTGTGGAGTTCTTGTAACACCTTTTTGTATTAAATCTAATGATATATCTGAACTACTTGCCATAATATTTAATTTAAATCGTTTTCGTTAATTAATGTATAGGTAAATTTATTTCCCCATATTTCTGCAGATTTTTTTACAACATCCATATGTATTTCATATTCATCTGGATCTTGTATTACTTGACAACCAGCAGACCATCTATCTACTGTTTCTAATTCATAATCTGCATGTGCTTTATGAATATTTATTCCAAACATACCTGTATCTTCAGTACCAGAAATTTCATCATAATTTCTATCACGATTATCATCTCGATATACTGTGACATTTCCTAACCTTTGACACAAAGCATCATATTTACCAGAATGTTTGTCAATTTTATAAACTCCCTTATATTGACCTTCTTTTAAAATAGCGCAACCTAAAGGATTAGAAGGATTAGCTAACCAATAAACTCCAGGTAAACTTGTCATTTGCATTTTATAAATATTCCAATTTCCTTCATATTTCCAAAACACACACATTAAATCATTAAATTCATTTACTATAGGATTAGAAGACCTAACACCTACAATATTTAAATTGTATGCTTTTGTATCAGTTTCAAAAACAGAATAACCAAGCCTATTCATAGCTTTAGCTAATTTTGATATTGTAATATCTTTTCTCATTCTACAATCATCCTATCCATAAACAAACCTAAACCTGTTATTTTATTTAGATTAACTCCATTTACACTTTCCCAATCTTTTAGATTAATGTAATGAAAATCAATTGTCATATTTTCAGTTAACACCTTGTTAAAGGTATCTTTAGCTTTTTCTTCATTTTTACCTTTATAAGATAATTTAGGATTTCCATTTTCATCTTGTTTTAAAATAGGCTTCCCATCTTTATCTTTTTCAGATAATTCTTGTACAATTTCAGATCTTTTAGCGTTTAATTTATCTAAAAATGGTTCAAGCTTAGTTACATTTTTATGCATAGCATAAATAAACTTACCATTCATCTCAGTACAAGTATCTAATATTTGCGTAAAACAAATATTTAACTCAATTAATTCTTTGTTAGTGTAAACATTATTTACAACAACTCCATTTTCTTTTTCCATTACTATTTCCATTTTATTTATTTTTTAATTGTATTCTATAAACCATTTAAATTTATACAATTTTGTTTGCGCTGCGCTATTAATAAACATACCAAATGTTGTATATGCTTGACTATAGCAAGTTTCACTATTTCCAGGGATAGGATTTGCTATTGCTTGATTACCTATTATTCTCCATAATGGATAAAAATAATAAGGTAGTTCCATATATAAAGTTCCAATATCTCCTACATTTCCAGCATAAGCTGTTCCTGTTGTAACTTCTTGAACATAAGGGCCTGGAAACGCTTGTGTTCCAGTAAATTGCATTGTAATTTTTTGACCAAAAGTAGTTCCAGTAGGAGAGTTCTGATATCCTTGTAACCAAGCAGCTTGAATACCACCACTTACTATATCAGCCCATTGAATATTAGTATAGACTTTATATTTTGTTGCAGTAGCAGAAAAATTATATGTATTTAAAGTTCCTGTAGTTGTTACTCCACCAGCACCACCAGACCAACCAAGACCAACAGATGCGTCATTACCACCACCTTGACCAGCATTAAAATCATCTGATGTAACACCATTAGTATGATTTATGCTCATTTCTTGATATTCAATTTGATTTGTAGCTGGAGGACTCCATGTCCATGCACCAGGTAATGGATTTTCAGTACAATAAAAAGTGTATGCTCTTCCATCATTTGGTATTTCAGCCTGACCATCAACTACTCCATTTATTTCTCCACCAACAACCGAAGGAAAAACTAATATTGACACTTCTACCAGTTTTAGCATCAGGTAATCTTGTAGCTAAATCAGAAGTTGTAGAAGTTGTTATAACATTAATACCATATATAGCTTGTGATGTAGATGCATTTGTAGTTCCTTCTAACACTAAGTTATCATTAACTTCTAATGTAGATGAACCCCCTAAATTGTGTAATACACCATAAATATTATTTACAGCTTCTTTCCAATTTCTAAAATCTTTTGGATTGTTATTTAATGTATTATTCATAATTTAAGGTACTAATGCGCTTCCAGTTTGTTTTCTTTTTCTTGAACACCCATCATGATCTACATAAAAAGTTACCACTGTACCAGGAGCTGGAACACCTGTAAATCTTATATATAAATCTCCTAATGTAAATGTACTATTATCTGCCGGAACATCTCTAAATGTAAATTCAGAAACTGTAGGTACTCCAAAAAATATTTTATCAACTGAAGCATCATTTGTAGACAACGAAACTCTTATTGTACTATCACAAGTCATTCTATCATACCATACTTGAAAATCAGCATCAATAAATGTTAAAGGATCAGCAGTAGCTCCTAAATTAATATCAAATTCTTGCCAATTAAAATCTTTACTTGGTATTACAATATTATAAGTTCCATCAGTAGAACCACATTTACAACTTTTAAGTTTCGTTTTTTTATTACAACAACAATTTCCCATAATATTTTTTTTTAATCAATTCTTTGTATAAATAAATTACACGACCCAATAGTAGTTCCTTGACCAACTCCGGCTGCAATACCAACTACATTTACAACATCAGCAGCAACTAAAGGCTTACAAGTTTCAAAATGACAAATTTGATAATCACCACCAGTAGCTGTATTATCTTTAGCATGTATGTAAGGTATACCGACTGGTAATCCATTAACATAAACTTGATATGTTACATTATCATTAGGTACAATTCTTGATTGTAAAGTTACAGAAATATTATATGTTCCTGAAGCAACTACATTAAACGTTAATGAAGGTAAATTATTAGAAGCACTATATGGTCCAGGTACAAGTGTATAATCAATTTGAGCTTCTATACAAGCAGCACTTGTTCCAGCAGTAGATGTAATTATAATTTCTTCTGGATTAGTTACATTATCTAATGTAATTCCATCTCCAGCAATAAGAGTTTTAAACTCTAAATCACTTGCCACTTTTTGATAAAAAACACCAATACCACCACCTACATTTGAAGCTGTTATATCTCCAGCACCAGATAATGTGCATAACTGTGTTAATATGATGTTAAAAACCTCACACATTGTCATACAAGGCTTTATAGTTAAAGCTGGCAATCCAGCACACTGAAATTCTTCACAGTCATATATAATATCACTTATAAAGATTTTATTTTCATTATCACAACAATTACTCATATCTAACAATTTTTAATTTTATCAAAACCACATTTTAATGATTGAATACATTTACAATCTAATGGAAAGTTTTCTAATACCCATAATATATTTAAAAGCCTATGCATATCATTGTAAAGTCGTGTAGTTTTTCTACCAATTATTTCATTACTATTAATTTGACAAGAAATTAATCCTAATTTGCATTTAACTTTTTCTATTAAATTCTTCTTTAACGTAGCACAGCAGTCAATAGTTATAGTATATGAATAAGTTTTTTGTATTGTTTCTACAAAAACTAATTCTGGTTCTCTACCAATATCAACATTTTCATAAACATCTACACTTATTGTTACATTTACTCTATAACACCCATCTCCTTTTGAAGCTGTTATTGCTGTTTGTGAATTTTGTGAAAAGGTATTTAAACCTAATACATTTGTCCATTCTGTATCACAACAACCTTTAAAATCAACACTATATTGATTTATATCATTTGGTAATAACCAAAATTCTTGAAGCCCAATTGTTAAAATAGTGTAAGGACAATTTGGCCCTTCATTTCCACAATAGTTAGATTTATCTATCATGTAAAATGTATCACAACTATCTGATGGTTTTAACCAAAAACAAGGTTCACAATAAAAACCAGAACGAGATTCAGGAGTAAATGATGTTTTTGTAGCGTTATCACACCAAATTTGATCAACCGTAATAACAAATGGCATTGACGCTTTAAAAGAATTTAAAAAGGTCAGATTATTATTTATGTCATTTATTAAACTCATTAGTCACAATCAAGGCAAAAGTTTCTACATTGTTTACTAACGGACTCAATTGTTTCTTGAGCACATTCATATAAACATTCATCAAATTGATTTTTGGCTGCATCTAACTTTGACCTTAACATAACTATACGAGGATCTGCTTCATCACAATCTTTGCAATCGTCTAATAAAGCTTTAATCAACGTCTTTAAACATTTTTTAGCATTACAGTCTATAAAGAATTTTTTAGTTTTTCTTGTTATTTCTATTCCATCAACATCATATACAACATATGTTAATGTATATACTCCATCTAACCAAGATGGAAAACTTTCTACAGTACATGGGTCTGGAACTACATCATCTAAATTAACAGTGAAACACGCATCTCCATTTCTACCACCACTTGTTTCATCACCAACTAACCAAGATGTTGTCATAGTACCATCAGCACTAACTAATACAGGTAATGCATTAAAACCAATTCCATTTTGTAAATTACAAATAACAACAGTAGTACCTGTTGTATCATTTTGATCTTTATACGCCCACCATCCAGTTCCAGCTGAAAGTGAATTAATACTTTGTACTAATTGTGTAGCAGTATTTGATAAATCAGTATTAAAAAATGTTGTTCCTATATATGTGCTATTTATAGCAACACCTATATTTCCACCTACACCACCAGTAATCTGTAACGAATAACACGCTTGTAATCCTTGTAACCAACCTGGGTTAACATTATTATAAACAGCTCCACTTGGTAATACCCAATTAAATGAAGTAGAATATATATCTGAAACGTTTGGATTATTTAAAGCTCCGTACCCATCACAACAAAGTGCTGGTTCATTAGGATTAACAACACAAGTAGTATCACAGAACTGTAATTCATCACAACAGTCCGTAATACTTAATTCAAAATCCAGTTCTAAAGCCATGACTTAACAAATTTAATTTTTTTATTCTTCATCTCCAATAAAATATTCATAAGATTTTTCGGGCCACTTAACTAATTTATTAGGCATTCCCATCATTTTAGTTCCAACATCAAGCATTTGCCACAATCCATTATCTATTGTGTAATTCCATTCACCTGTTCTTTTATCTGTTTTTCCTATTCTAACAATTTTAGTAGTAGCTTCTAATCCATCATTTAAAACTTGTTCTAAAGGATTATCAATTTCACTTCTCCATGGAGCATCATCTACTCTTGAAGTAATAAATCTTGAAACTTCACCACCAAAATAAAAGTTACCAAATGCATTATTTATAAGTTGATATTTTGTCCAATTACCTATATCATCAACAACTTTTCCATCTTTATCTTCATCATCAAAATCAAACCCCATTGCTAATGCATTTGCCATAGAAATAGCTAAACCATTTAAAACAGCTAAATTAAATGTTCTTTTCCATAATTTAATTTTATTCTCTTTAGTAGGATTCATCATAGCATCATAAAAACCATCTATCATTAATGCTCCTAATTTACTTCTTGCAGAACCAAACATAGAAAATGTTCTTGCAAAAGGATTTTTCATAGAACTTAAATTTGTTCTATTCATTAAATCAAAAGTAGGCTGAGTAGCATTAACTATATTTTCTGTTCGTTGTGCTACATGTTCCATAAATTCATTACTACCTTCTTTTAAATTTGGATGCATTTCTCTTGTTTCTTCTTGAACAGCACTCCATATTGACATTACAGTAGCAGCATCAAATATTTTAATACCTTCCATTAATCTTGCTCGTGAAACTTTATAATTATCTCCATTTTTATTTTTTAAACCTGGTATTGTAATTTCATCTTTACCAAACTTTTTTTCAAACATAGCTTCACCCATTTCTTTAGAAACAGCACCATCAAATCTTGCAGTTAATTTTGGAGACCATTTTATAATTTCTTGATAAGCTGGGTTTTTTTCATCCATTTGCCACTCAACAGGCAATATAGTTTTACCACCTTTAACTCCAGGAACACTTAATGAATCCCAAATTTGTTTAGGAGAAATACCCGCTATACCACCAGCTCCCCAACCAGCTTTAGCTAAATATTTAGCATCTATCATTTCTCTTGCAGCCATATATGAAATAGGCTGTTTCATCATTACAGGTATATTCCAAGACAATACTGCAACAGCAAAATTACTCATACCTTTATTTAAAGTATTGGCAAGTCTTGTTTCTCCTTCAGAAGTAGATAAAAATGTAGGGTCATTTAATTGTACTAATTTACTTTCAGCTTGATCTAAAAGCCTATTTATAGTTTCATATTCTTTACCACCACCATCATATTCATCTTTTAACATTTTAATAATTTTCCTATTATTTTCTATAGGAATAGCATATGCAGAATATGAAGATGCATTTTGTGAATGGTAAGCTAAAACTTTATTTACATCAGAAATATAAAAAGGTTTACCTGAACCTACTCTATCTCTAATTGATTTAAAACTTTCAATATTATTTCTTTGTACTTTCATGTCATATGCTCCTAAATATGTTGTTACAGGAAAGTAATTTTCATATTTAGGTAGATAGAAACCATTCTGTTGTTTAAATGTTTCAGATAATGGAATAAATAAATTATCTAAAGATTTATTTACATTTTTTACTACTTGCATTAAATCTGGATTAGATTCAACGTGTTTTTCTATAGCATCTAAAGTACCTTCAGTAAAATTATATTTTGTCTTAGCCATTCCTGGTCTACCTTCAATTTTATCTAATTGAAAACCATGCTTTATTAATGTTAATCGTGGGCTATCAGAATCTGGAAAAATAGATTGATCTCCTTTTTGTTGTGCTGTTAGATATAAAGAAAGTATTTCACCATCTGTAAGCTTTACTTTTGTTTGATTATCATTAACCAAAAGGTCTAATTCTAAACCTTTATAACTACTTATATCTAAATTAGAATCAGAAAATGCAGAATATTTACCCAAGCGGTTTTTAACTTCTTGTTTTAAAGCTAAATCTTTATCAAACTGTTGTAGTATTCTTAATTTATTAGTATCAGCATTATCTAACCCCCTATAAAACATATCCATAAATACTGAATCTTCACCAGCTAAATATTTAGCAGTTAAATATGGAGTTATAAAATAATCAGTTATTTGTTTATTAGACCATTTTACAAATTTTCTGATGTATGGATTTTTAAATTTCTTTTCTAATAAATCTGCTCTTTTTTGATTTAAAGATTCTATGTTCTTTGTAATTTCTTCAGCTAAAGTTACTTTACTTATTATTTTATTATTATCAGCAATTACACCATTTTTAACTTTTTCTAAATAATTTAATTTTTGCATTGATCTTACTAAAAGCCAATAATCTTTAGAAATTTTAGTTAAGTTATTTATTGCTGGTTGAGGTTTGTTGCCTTGAAAAATATCTAATAATTCTTTTACATGCTCTTGATCAAATAATCGTCTTTGTAATTCTCTTATTTGTTGAATTGATATCCCAGCCCTATTAGCATATTTACCATTAGCATCTCTATCTGTTGCTTGAACAGCTTGCATTATATACTTAAAAACAAGAGCAGCTCTATCAGGATTAACTTCTCCCTCTACTTTATCTACAATTTGTCCTACATCAAAATCAAATTCTGATTTTAAATTTCCAAAAACATTATACCCAGCCATTGTTTGCATTATATAATCAACAGCTCTATCTGTATCAATAGTTTTTAAAACAACTGAATTTTCATCAAACTTTCCTTTACTATCAAAAGCTCCTTTAATTCTTTTTAATGGTTCTTTTTTAGTATTATAACTTATAATATTATTACCCTCAGAAATTTGTCCTGACATCATTTCTCCTTTATAGAAATTATCAGAAATAATATCCGCTACATCTTTAGATCCAAAAAAGTTTCTAATTACATCCCATATTCTTTCTATTAAAGGCAATTGATTTTTAGACAATGTTCGATTAACAAAATCTTGACCCATTTTAATAGCTAATCCTTCTGAGCCATAAGCTATAATTGCTTTCCTTACTAAAGGATGATTTTTAAACATCTCAATATATTCATGAGCATATTCGTGAGGTGGAGTTTCTAACATAGAATCATTAGCCCAAGCTACAGCACCAACAAAAGCATTTCTATTATGCATACCATCTTGACCAGGTGGTATTTTTATCCATTTTCCATCTTTAATTAAACCATCTAAACTAACCTGTACATCAGGCATTTGAGTATTTAATTTATTAATAATTTCTTGTGCTATTTTAGGAGCTTCATTTAATTTAGTTTGAGTAGAAACTTGATTAAATTTAGTACCAGTCAATCCTTCATTAATTGGATTAACGTATCCATTTAATTTAGGTATATCATAATTATTTCTAACATAAGCCTCAATAGCTGCTTTTTCTCCTACAGCATCAACTAATGCTATCCAATCTGGGTTTGATTTATTTGGACACGTCATTTAACATTCTTTTTTAATTTGATTAGCATTCTCTTGTACTTCTCTATTGCTTAAATCAAAGCTGTTTTTATCTTTAATTAATACAGTATAACCTTTTTCTTTCATTCCACCAAGACCTTTTAAATTTTGAAAAATATTACTTTCAGGTACTCTTCTATATACATCATTATTAATATTAACAAAATCTGATTTTGTATTTACAGTAACTCCTTCAGAATGTGCATAATATGTGCCATAAGCTAAATCTGAATCATTTGAAATTTGTCTATCAGTAGGTACAACTAATGGTAATTTTTCTTTCATCATAATAGCTGTATTTGCTTTTAACATTTCAATGTTTTTTGGATTAACAAAGAAATTAGTTGCACTTTGAGTATCAATAGCATTATTTTTAAAATCTCGAGAATTTTTTAATACTGCAATAGACATACCTGTTGGAAACATTTTAGATATACTTCCCATTTTAGAAGCCATACCAAATCTTAACATTGCATAAGCTCTAATTTCTTTTTGTAAAGTTAAACCTACTCCACCTTCAATATTAGCTAAATTATTATATGCATCTTGAATTACTTTTAATCCAGAAACAGAAATATCATTAATTAATTTAACTGGAACAATATGTTTAGTTCCATCTTTAGTTTCTTGAATTGTTAAATGTTTAATAAATGCATTATTACTTAATTGATTTCCTATTGCAGCATATTCTTGATTTTTAACAACTGCTTCTCCAATTATACGTTCAATTTGATTTTCAGAATTTATTAATCTATTTAATTCATTAGTAAAAATTTCTGGAGTTTGAACACTCATTTCTTTTGCTGATTTCAATTGATTCATAACTTGATTAAAAGCTTGATCACTAACACCATAAGGTTTTGAAATAAACAAATTACTTTCATTAGTATTGTTTAATGAATTTATAATTGTTTCAAATTTGTTAACAGTATCTTGTATAAATACAGGAGCTGAATCAATTTGATTGTTAAATTCTTTTTGTGCTCTCCATAAATACATAGTATCTTTTATAGATTCAAAAGTTTCTTTATGTTTATAAATAGCTGAATTTTTTCCAAAAATTTGAGTAGCTAATTGCATACCAAGATCATAGAATTGATTATCATTTATATAAAATCTTGCACCATAGAAACTATTCAATTTTACAAGCATTTTAGAGTAATGTTTAATCAATGGTCTTTTTGCTAAATTATCAGTAGTAAAAGAAAAACCATCACTTCTTAAATCTGCCATTACTTCTAATGATTTTTTTGTATCAAAACCATTGTTAGGTAGTTTATTATCTAATTGTAATACTGGTATTAGTCTTTGTAATTCTGAAGCTAATTCTTGAATTTCTGCAAACTTTTTGATAATTGCTAAATTATCTGAAGATTCTAAATCAGATTCTGTAGCAAAAGAATATTTAGCAACATTTGCTTCTATTTCTTCTACTTTATAATATGTATCTCCAGTTTTAAATATACCAGGAACAACTTGATCTTTTTGTATTACTTGACCACCGTTCTCTATAATTGCTTTTATTTCAGCTTTAGACTTACTTCCTTTTTTAGCGTCAAATTCGTTTAATTTTGCTTTTAAGAATTTATTAATACTAAAAGAAGATTTATCTATATAATTTGTTTTAGCATTATCAATTTCATTTACTAAATCAACAATAGGTTTTGAATTTAAAAAAGGAATAATTTCTTCAAAAGAAACATCCATTAAAGATAATGCTGTTGCAACACCTATAGTATATTCATTAACTCCTGTTGAAATGTGAACTGGATCATTACCCATATCAAGAGCTGCTTGTAAAAATACTGCTACATCACTTAATGCATTGTTAGTAAATTTTTGTCTTTTTATATCAACTAAATTTCCATTTTCAAAACCAAAAGAAATAGGTTTTTTTAATTGTTCTTGTGACTGTGAAAGCATTGATAACATTTTAGAAGCTACAGCCCATATACCTATAGCATCTGCTCCAAAAGACATGTTATTTGCTAACTTAGCAAAATCCTCATTACTATTTAATTGAAAAACATCTTCATTGTATAAATCAAATTCTTTTAATAGTTCTTTTATTCTATCTAAAGATAAATCTCCTTTTACTGCAGCTTCTTTTTGAGCTTTAGAATTTGCTTTTTCATAAACCTGGTTAAAAGCTTTTGTTTTATTACTTTCTAAAAGTTCACTTTCTTTATTTAAATCAGCTCTATATACAAAAACTTTATCTCCATCATTATCTGCATCTGCTGCTTCCATATATGATTTAGGAACAATAGCTGTATTTGAATGTCCATCAACAAAAAACTTAACTTGTCCAGCAAAACTTGATACAGCTCCTGAAGCTGGAACACGAACAACAACATTTCTAAATAATTCTGGTTTTTCTTTTAATAATTCTTCAGCTCTTCCTTTAGCACTTTCATCAGATTCCCCTGGTCTTTTTTGTATAAATAACGACCATGGAACACCAATTTCCATTGGCTCTAAACCATTTTCTTTATAACCTTTAAGTTTATCTGTAAAATCTGGAAGCATATGTGCATACATACCAGACATATTAGTTCTTATACCCTGTTTTGTTAACCTACTTGATATAAATTGCTCAACCATAGGTTTTAAATTTGGATGATCAAAAGAATCTAATAATATACTAACTTTTTTACTTTTTTTAATTGTTGTTGCAAATTCGCCTAAATCTTTTCCTTTATATCTATTTATAACATTATTAGTCATGGCTTCATTAAACATCTCTTCAGACATTTCATGTTTATTTAATATATCTTGCCACTCTTGTTTAGTTATTAAATTATCAGCATATTTTTTAGCAGATTCATTTATAGAACCTAAATTAGCTACTTGAGATTGAGAATAATTATAATTTCCAATTCTATAAGTAGTTTCAAAAGTTCCACTATTTAATCGTTTCATTTCAGAAAGAATTTCGATAATTTCTGACTTTGTATTTTCTTCTGAATCTTTAGTTAATTCATTTAATAATCTATTAACTTTTTCTAACTTACTAAATGTTTGATTTTGTTTTAATGAATCATCTAATACAGATACTAATGCATTTTCAAAATTTTCAATTTCTTTAATTGATACATCATGATTTAATAAAATTTTAGCTAATTGTGTAGACATTATTACATTTTGTTTAGCTAATGGAACTTTTGATAAATCTTTGTTAAGATTAAATGCTACTCTGTAATTTTTAAATTCTTTGAGAGTATTTCTATTTTTTTGTTTTGCTGGATCTGCAAGAAATTCATTAATTGGAATTTTATCATATTTTGACAAATCTCCTTTAACTACATCTGCGTCAATTATTTTAACATACGCATTATCACCTAAAGCTTTTTCTAATTCCAAAATTGCATTTCCAATTGCATTATAACCTTCAGTTAGATTATTAGAATCAGTAAATTGAGTTAATGAATTATCATCTATTTCACCAGTAACATTTAAAGTTGACATTTTATAAAAATCAAGACCACCATCATTACTAATTTGATAAAGCATATCTTTCATATTTACACCAACTACATCAGTACTACCACTTTGTATTGAAATATGTTTTGCTAAATGTGAACCGTTAAATGAAAAAGAATCAGACATAATTCTTCCATCTGCCCCTGAAGTATCTAAAACAAATACATGAACTGGTTTATCTATTTGAATAAGCTTACCGCCTGAATTTAAACCAGCCATACGCTTCATTACATCAGCAACTGATTTTCTATCTATAGCTGGACCGGCATAAATATCAGTTAAATAAGACCTATTTAATGATTCAGTGTAAATATAATTTGTTATTAATTCATTTACTTTATCCTTATTTATTTTACCATCAACTATTACAGAAGGATTTTGTTGAGCAAGAGCTTCTAATGTTCCAGAGGTTTCTAATAATTTATATAGATTATCTACTCTTTTTTGCACTCGAGGTTGTGAAAAGTCTATAGATACTTCAACTTTACCATCAGATATAACAGCTTGATTTAAAGAAAGTTTATTAAATTGATTTACTAAAGATTTTGGCGAAACACCTTTATCTCTTATTTTTCTATTTAACAAAGCTTCATCTAATTTTGCTCTTATTTTATATTCGTTAACCAATTGTTCTTGACTATACTTAGGAACTTTAAAATATGTTAAATGTCCTCTATCTCCAGTAACACCTATTGATTGTGCGTATGATTTTTGATTAGATTTATTTTGAGAATAATAAAAAAAGTTATTTAAAACAATATCATTTATTGTAGCATTATTGTGTTCTATAGCTCCACTAAAACCAGTGTTTTCAAATGCGTCATGTATAAACCATTCTGGAATTTCTTTTGACTTAGCCCATTCTCTTAAAACTGGATTAGCTTTATATAATGTAGAGTTTAATAATTCATTTCTAAATTTATTATCATAAGCAAACATTTTACCAAATTGATTAACCCAGTAACCTAATTTAGTTGCAGTTACATTATTTCCAGCTTGATTAACAAAATTTGATGCAATTGAATCTCCCTTTTTAGCAATTGCTAAATTTCTTAAAACACCTGAAAATTCTTTTTTATCAAATTTGTTTTGTGTTTTTATATCATTTAATAATTTACTAAAAGAACCAGGAGTAAATGTTCCATCTCTTTTTGAACTTGCTGCAAATAAATATGATAACCTTTGAACTTTTTTCTCTACAGTTGGAGCAGTTTTAATTTGTTTATTTAAAAACTGTTTAAATTCTTCATTAGTAAAATTATCTCCAACTAATTCTTCAACAAACATTTTAGCATTTTGAAAAAATGCATTATTCACATCTTGATCAACAACAAATCTTTTAATTGCAAAACCTTTTTTAATGTCTTTTAATTGACTATTTAATAATCTTAATTGATTTAGATTAGCATTTTTATAATTTACAGCATATCTATTAAATAAATCATCTACAGTTCTATCTTTATTTACTCTTTTCCATAAAACTTGTGTAACTTTCTGACCATCAACTACATTATGTGTTTTAATTAAAGACCTATATTCTATTGTAGTTAATGAAGCTAATTCAGAAAGAATACCATTTTTTGCATCAGTAGGAAAAGCATTTAAAATTAGATTAATCTTTTTAGCTATATCATTTCCTTTAGTTTCATCTTCTTGAAGATTTTTTTCAAAAGACTTTATATCGATAGATTTATCAGCTATTCTTGCAATATTTTGATAAACTTCATTTGAATCATATAAATAACCATCATTATCAACAATTGCAGTTACAATAGCTCTAACTGATTCTGAAATATCTTTATTACCTTTTAATTCAGTCTTTACTAATTCTTCAAGATCTGTTATTGTTGGTAATGATTTTTTAGATAATTGATTAGTAGTAGTTTCAATTAATTTCCATAATTGATTATTCTCAACTTTTAATGCATAATACAATTTTTGAGCTCTAAGTTCTTTATCTGTTTCTTCTTTAATTTGAGCAACTGTTTGAGAAGATAATGTTTCATTTATAGAATTAGGTCTTTTTATAAAAGAATCTGTAATAACTTGAAGTCCAAGACTATTATAAACTAAATATTTTAAATTATTTTTAGTCGTAGGGTCTAAATATTCTTCTGGATTTAATCTATAATTTAATCTTGCTAAAGAAATAGCAGTTTGAACCTCTTGTACTGTTTGCATATGTAATGCTGAACGCTGTTCTTTAAATTCACTAAACAAACCTAAATCAGCATTATAAGGAGCTTTTTCATAAGCCAACATATCAGCAAGCATTTCAACTGATTGTTTTCCTTTTTTAAGTCCTATTGCTCTTTTAGCAGCATTCCAAAACCTTTTTAACCAAGAAACAAATTTTTGTAAATTAGTTCCCTCTAATTTAGTTTTTAATTTTTCTAATGAATTATCAGCTATAGCTTCCATTAAAGCTTCTTCAGCTTGTTCTGCTACACTTTTATCAGAATATAATATTTGAGCATTTTTAAAATAATCTGTGCCTTTAATGAACTGCATACCAGCTTTAATTAAAGGATGATTATCTCCTAATATTTCTTTTATAATATGAGCTCCTTCATGTAATAATGTATTTTGAAAAGCTTCATCAGTATTGATTGTAACACCTAATTCATTTATATAAGCTACAGTAAATGGCCCATTTTTCCACAACGCATTATTAAGTTGTTGAACTGGTATATTTGGAAATAATTTTTGAAAATGATTTAATATTTTAGCATATAACTCAGGATTGTTTTTTATTTTATTTGCTTCAAGTTTTTCTTTTTGTACATCTCTTTCTAAATCAGCCCTTTGTTCTTTTTTGTTTTTTGTTTGATTCTCTAATTTAGCTTTATCCTCTTCAGACATAGGATTATAACCAAATGGCATATCATCTTCATCTATATCTTCATCTGTAAATTCAGTTTCATCTTTTTTAGTACCAAATTTAGATTTAAAGAAATCTGAAATTTCTTTTTCTGATAAACTAAAATCTTTTTTATTATCAAATAACAATCCAGATTCTTTTGCATCCATTGTAAGATTAATTAAAGGAATACCATGAACTTTTCCATTTAAATCAACTAATCTTTGAATTTTAGAACCATCATTTGCAATTATTCTTTGAATAATACCATACTCATATATATCTTCTATAGCTTTTCCACCTTCAACATCTACAGTATTTCTTTCGATAAATCTACCTAAAGACTCTTCATTTTTAGAATATTCGTCACCATCTCTTCTTATTATTTTAGAAATTTCAGAATTTGAATATTCATTTAAAATTTGAGTTGATTCTGTTTTTTTATCGATTGGAGTTAAATCTTCTTTAACTTCTGTAGGTAATTTATCTTGAGTTTTTGTAGAATCAACTTTTTCAGTAGTTTTAGGTTTTACTTTAGTATCAGTTTTACTTTGTGTAGACTTTTCTAATACAGGTAGTTTTATTTTTATTTTAACTTTACCTGGACCTCCTTTAAAGGTAGATGTTTCAATTCCTGGATATATCTCTTGAAGCTCATTAATAATATTATCAGCTTCAGATTTACTAACTACAACATCTTTGTAGTCTATAGACTTTCCAGTTATACCTTCTTTTGTAGCTTGATTTAACGTTACCTCATTAGTTACTATATTACCATTTTCATCAACAACTTCTTTATATCCTTTTTGTTTAGCTTTATTCCAAACTCTTAAACCATCTTTAGAAACACTTTTAGTTTCTAACCATTGATGTCCTTTAGGTAATTGTTTTTGAGCATTTTCTATCATTTTACCAAACCCTTTACCATCTACAACTTGCATTTTAGAGGTAAATTTATTTGTTGGTTTGCCATCTTCATAAACTCTATAAAACCCTACATAATTTTGGTTTGTACCTGTACTACTAATAACTATATCTACATCACCATTTTCATTTACATAAACACCTGTAGTTACATTTCCATCATTAATTATATTATCTAATTTAGGTTTCCCTGGTATTCCAGGAGCTTCTTGAGTATCTTCAAAAAGTTTTTTATCTCTTTTAGCAATTCTTTCAGCTTTAGATTCTTCCTTTACTTTTTTATCTTTTTTCTCTAATTTTTGAACCGCTTCTTCTGATTGTTCTTTAGAAGCTTTTTTTATTCCATCTGCTATTTTATTAGTTTCTTTATCTTCTCTAATTTCTTTAGCTCTACTTTCAATTTCTTCTTGATTATCTCTATAAAATTTACCATCTATTTCTTCATTTTCAAAAACTGGTGTAGTACCTTCTTTCCTTTCAGAAGCAGCAACAGCTGCTTTTTCAATTTTTAAAGATTTTTCTAATTGTTTTAATTTTAAATTAGCATCAGTAGAAGTTACATCTCCCGCTTTAGCTGGTCCAGTTATAGCTACAACTCTTTTTTGATCTTCAATTTCTTGTTCTAATTGTTTAATTCTATTTTCTTGTTTTGGAGTTTTTGATTCTTCAGTTTCTTTTGTTTTTGGTTGTACATATTTTAATGAACCCTCTTTACGTTTACTACCAATTTCTTCACCAATAGACCAATTTTTTTCAAGCTCTGTTAAATCAGCTAAAGACATTCCATATTCATTTTCCATTTTATCTGCAAATGCATCACGAACAGTACTATCTTTTTCAGCTGCAGTATTCATTTTATCTCTCTCTGCAATAATTTTCTCAAAATCTGTAATTGCTTTTTTAGTAGCTTTTTTATTATTAGGTAATTCTACATATTCTAATGTAGATTCTTTTTTCTTTAATTTTTCAGCATCTAAATTATCTAATTGTTCATTAACAGAAACACCATCATTATCTAATTGTGACTGTTTAATTTTTTCCATTTCAGCTTCAACTGTTTGTCTCCATTTAGTAACAGTCGGGGATTCATTTTTTCTAATTTCTTTAACTAATTGCTCTTCATTAATTTGACCTTTTTGTATTTGTTTAAATAACTTCTGATAATTATTTAATTTAGTTTCAAATTTATTTAAGTCTTTAGTTAATGGCTTTTTATCCTGAATAAGAACTTGCATTTCATTATTCATGGCTTGTGTAAGCATAGTAGCTTTTTGCTCATTAATTCTATAAGCGTTAGCTATTAGGTAATTTGTTTTAGGATCAGTTTTAAATTCTTTACCAAATTTTTCTTGAAATTCTTGTTGTACTTGATTTAATTGAAATAATTGAAAATTAGCAGTACTTGAATCTATATTAAGACCTTTTATAGATTGAGAAAATCTTGTCATATCTTTAATAGCTTGAATTACTTCTGGAGCGTTTTCTATCTTTCCATTAGCACCCATTCTATTAACTTGATTTATAATTCTTTTAATTTTACCAGGTTTGTTATTATCTATTGCGTCTTTAACATATGTAAATGTTGTATTTCCTTCAACCCCTCTAATTGCAGAACCTCCCCCACTTACCATACCACCAACAATACCACCCACTAAAGCACCTACCATTGCTTTTTCTAAAGTTTTATCCCATTCTACACCAAATTTTCCTTTACCTTTTGTCTTATCTTCTCCAGCAAACCATGTATCATAAGCAAACTTTCCAAAATCTTCAATATATTGTTGAGTAAATTCTTGTGTTGCTTCAACAGTAGCTCCTTTATATGCACTTGCTCCTAAACTTTTCATTTTTTGACCAAATGATTTAGCATATTTTGGAGCTAATTTTTTAAAATTTGACATTGTTAATCCAGCGCCACCTTTAGAAAAAGCTTTACCCATAGCTTTAAATTCTCCAGCTAAAGCAGATTTACTTATTCCTCTTAAAGTTTGTCCACTTATAGTAGCACCTAACATTTCTAATGCAGCACCTTCAGATAAAGAAACTATTGAAGCTGTAGGTATAGCAACTCTTGCTGCATCTCCTGGATTTAAACCATTTCTAATTCCTTCTTGATATAAATCTTTTTGCATTTGCACAGTACCAGTCAAAAAACTTCCAAGTCTTTGTGCTCTTTGTACTTTACTAACAGCAGAACCGGCTTTTACCAATGAACCAACACCATGACTTCCTAAAAATATATCTGCTACAAACCCTAATCCATCTCCAATAGCATATGCTAAATTGCTTGAATTAATTTCAGTTGTCATAGGAGTTAAAGATCTATCACTTTGCTGAACACTCATAGCTTCACCCATCTCATTTGCTCCTTGAATCCAACTATCCCAAAAACCATCTACTTCTCCACCAGTAATAGCAGCACCAACAATAGCTGGAGCTTGCGCTAAACCACTAACCATTCCAGCAACACCTCTATTCCAAAGTCCAGCAGCCATATCAGTTATAGCCCATCTTTCAAATTCATATGATTCTGCTTCAAATGGATCGTAAAAATCAGGCACTTCTCTTGCATCTGCTGAGTTCCAATCTCTATATAAATTAGCATAATCATATTCTTGTAAATCTAATCTTCCAACATCAAACCCCATTGAAGTCATTTGTTGTTCCATTTCAGACCTACCTGAAAGAAATTCTCTATCAAGATTTATCTTACCATCAGCATCTATTAAAGCTGGAGTTCTATCTCTAAAATCTTCAGTAAATCCTTGTGCCCCTTGATTTGGATTGCCACCTGATGTTTGTAACGGTTTTTTTACGTATTCTCCCATTATTGATCGTAATTTTCTAAACTATAATTTGTTTGTCCAGCCGGTGTACTTTGAGTATAAAATGTTCCAAGTTGATTATTAACCATTTGATTATATTGATTAAAACCACCCATAGCATTAATATTTGCTTGATTAATTTCATTGTAACCAGCTGTACCCAAAGATTGCCAATTTTCATAAGGCCCTTGACCTTGTACTTTATAACCAGCTTCCATATCTAATGCTTGAGTATATGCTGGATTATTTAATAAATCACCTACAGGTATTAAACCAACAAATTTTTTCTCAGATTGTCCAGTAATAGAATTTTCAATATCTCCAACTACCCAACTACCAGCTTGACCATTAGCAGCTGCTGCTCCGAAAATTGGATTATCGGCACTTCCTTGTGCATAAGCTATAGCAAATGTTTCCATATCTCCATTTTCTTGTCTTAATCTTACAAATGAATTTCGACTATTTGGATCTCCTAACATTATTGGAACTGGATTACCTGTTGAATTTAATATTCCACCAGTTAATTGACTTTGTGCTCTACCATCAATATAATTTGTTGTAGCAGTACGCATTGGACCAGAATACATATATTGCATACCATTTGGATTATTTTTATCTTGTGGCATTTTAATAAAGTTTTCTGGAGTTAATTTTGCTATATCATTTAATAACAAACCATCAGTTGAAGTTGCTCCATCTCCACCAGCTAATAATTTTCTATTAACAGCAACAGCATGTGCAGCTAAAGTATTAGTTGCTTTATTACCATATTTAGCTCTATATTGAGAAAGTTCTTTTTGTTGTTTCAAATAGTCTCGTTTATAATTCATACTTTCTCTAAACTGACTTGCTTGCATTTTAAGTTTTTCAATATCTAATGGATTACCAGCTCCCCATCTCCAAGCACTTTCAACACCGCCAGCTTGTACTCCTTGTCCATATTCTTCTGCTAATTGCATAGCTTGTTCTTTACTTGCACCTTGCATTAATGCAGCATCAAATATATTAGATTGTGTTACATAATTATCTTTACTATATGGATTAGTAGCGTCTTTAACAGATTTTTTAAATAAAGCTGGATTAATTTGAACTTTCTTTTCAGAACCATTAAATTGAAAATTAGATAATTGACCAGAATCAAACATTGCCATTTGATCTTCCATACTTGTAGCTACTTTTCTTGTAGTTTTTTCTCCAGTTTTTGGGTCTATAAATTCTTTATCTACCATAACTGATTTCATCCATCTATCTCCTTTAGCCCTATCTGCAAGATATAAAGCCATATTTTTTTTATTTTGAACAGCATTTGCTAACTCTTCAGATTGCATTACTTCTTGCTGATATGCATTCATTTGTTGCAAACCACCACTGTTCATATATTTATTAATATCACCATCATACTTAGCAATACCAGCAATTACATTTTGTCGTGCTTTATTTTCTACACCTCTAACCCTTTCTTGATCTTGTTTTAAAACATCTAAATTTTGAATAGCATTTTGGTATTCTAAAAATTTAGCTTCCATTTGCATTCTCTGTTGATTCTCTCTTTCCCTTTTAGCTCTAAGAGCTTCGGTCATTTGAAAATCCATCATTTTGTCAGCACGTCTTTGTTGCCAATTGTTTTTACCCCTTAATGCTGAATATAAACCCCAATCTGCCATAATATAAATTTAAAGTATTATTTTATAAGTTCTGTAAAAATTGTTTAGATAATTCATCATTTAATTCATTAGATTTTTGAATAATATATTTATCTCTTACTTCATTAAATCTAATTAATGATTTTTTAGCTTTCTTTAAAAAGCTATTTGACAATCCTTGTGTTGACCCTTGATTAAGTTGTCTTTCAATTTCCATTAATAAATCAGGTATTTGACTATCTCTTCCGCCAACAAGTGTTTTAAATTCATCTGAACTTACTAATTTATCAAAATCTTTTTGTTCTGATTTATTCAAAATCTGATTTGATGTAGAATTTGCAAAACTTAAACTATTATTACCCCATGTTTCATCTATCTTTATTTTAGATAAATCTTTTATATCTTTTAAAACTTCATCTTTAGATGAACCTGATTTAACTTTATTAATAAAAGGAGTTATATTATAATCTGTAGCTGACTTTGGACTATTAGATTTATATAATTCATAATTCTCTGGTCCTTCATAAACAAATTTTGGTTGTCTACTTTCTGGAGATTTATCCCATTTTTCATCAAAGATATTCCATTCAACTAATTCTCCATTATCTGTTACAGCTAAATCTCCTTCATATTGACCTACAGCACGACTAACATTATCTAATCCATAAATATTACTATATTCTGGTATACTTTTATCTATAGTTCCATTAGGAACATATTCTCTTTTGTCATAATCATATATAAGCTTTTCACCTGTATCTGGATTAGTAAGTTCGGTAGTTTCAAATCCTTTTTTATTTATTACTTTATTTGATATTAATTCTCCAGTAGAAACATATTCATTAGCTAAAGCTTCTGCTTCTTCTGTAGTAGCACCTTGCTCTAATGCACTTTGAATTACATCATCTGCTTTAACAACATTTTCTTCTGTACTTTCAACTAATGATGTACCTGGTGAAACATATTTATCTGCTATAGCTTTTGCATCTTCTTCAGTACCACCTTGTAATAATACATTTTCAATTATATCAGCTGCTTCAACAGCACCTTCTTTTGTTTCTTTTCCTTTTTCCCTTTTTAATATCTCAAGATTTTCTCTAAGATTTTTAAGACTTTGAGTTTTTTGTTCACTATCTGGTTCACTTTCCCATCCTTTTATATCTTCTTCTACAAATGCAATAGGATTTTCTTCATATTTTGCTAATGTTTCTTCATCTTTAAACTCAGATTTATAATCAGCTAATTTATCTTCCCAAGTTTGATTTTCAGGAGAAACCTTTTCTAATTCACCAGCAACAGGTTTATTATCAGTAGCCATAGGATCACCCAAATTATCTGTATCTCCAGTTATAGGTATTTGTTCAACTATAGTTTCTTCAGTATTATCTACATTAAGATTATCAAGAATACCTTGTCCAGAATTTCTTTTTTTACGAAGATCCATTAAAACATCCATTGATTTTTCTCCAGCATCTACTCTTCTTTGATATTCTGCAATTTCTGTAGCATCTCCAGCAGTATTTTTATCAGTTTGAACATTATCAGGTACAGTTTGTAATGTTTGTTCTGCAATTGTTCGTGGAGTATTATCTTTAGGATTAGGTAAAACAACTTGATTTCCAGTACCTAAAGTTTGCATTTTATCTAATTCTAATTGATAATCTTCTTTTTGTTTATTTAATTTATCAATATTAGATTGACGTGTATTTTTTAATGCTTCAGATTTATTAATTCTTTCTTGTTCTGAACTTTCCCATGTAGATTTCATCATTTCATAATAAGGAGAACCTTTTCCGTATGCTTTATTAAATTGCATTCTTTCATCCATATTACTTAATGCATCATTAACTAACATTGCTCCAGATTGTTTATTCATAACAGCTTGTTGAAATTCATCTTGAAATTTTTGTCTATTGATGTTTTCATCTGCCATAGCTCCCCTATAAAATTGATCTCTATTAGCTCTTCTAACTCGCTGGTCTGCAGCAGCTATATTAGCATATTGGTCATATAATTGATTTTGAGCTCTTCCTAAGTTACCTAATGCAACACCAGCACTACCACCAGCTAATCTTCTTACATTTTTAACATCATATCCATAACCTCTTTCTGCTAAATTTCTTGAAAATGCAATTTCTTCATCACTCATACCTAAATCTCTACGAGCTGTCATTTCATCCATAGCAAGATTATACATTTCTCCTGTTTGATATTCTGGAACTTCTTCCATAGCACCCCTTATTCCTATTAATGCTCTACCAGCATCTCCAATAAAACCACCAATATTTGAACCTGGTTCTAAATCTGGAGCATAAGCACCAACTTCTTCTATAGGTTGATTTATTTTTCCTATTGCTGAATCTATATCTGCTATATCTCTTTGAACATCTTTCATTGTTCTTTCGTTCATAACAACAGTACCATCAGGAGCTTTTGCTGCTGTAGTCCCTAAATCATTAATAAACTCAGTAGTAGGTACAAATTTATTTTCTTTAATATCTGGTTGATATCCAGTACCACTTCTACTATATCCACCACTTACACCAATACGTTGTTTTTGATTTGTACCTGTACCCGTACCCGTACCAGTTCCATTACCTAATTGATTATTAGTATAATCAGTTTGGTCTGTAGGTATATTATCTGAAGTTACAATATTAGTATTATTTCGACTTTGATTTTTTTCACTAACACCTTCAAAAGCTGGAAGAAGATTTTGATCAAAAACATTTAATATATTTTGTTTTTCTTGTATAGATGTTCCAATAAGTTTATTTCCTTCTTGGTCAATAGTGTATATATTACCTATTGCACCAGGAGATAATGCATTATCTACAGCAGCAAAAAAATCATCAAACATTCCATAAGTTTTTGGAGTTCTCTTTTCTGGAGCTAACGCATCTTTAATTTGTTTTATAGATTCATTTAAAGATGCAGTTCTATCTCCTAAATCTTTATCTTTTTGTTCTTTAGCAATTGCTAATCTGTTTATAGTTTGTTCATCAGCACCACTTGCAATAGCTTTTGTTAATGCTGCATCTGCAATTTCAGCTTGATCAATTTGCCAATCTTTAGTATCTTCTAATTGTCTAATATAATAAGGGCTCATTACCGTCTTTTGGAAACTATATTGAGCGTCTTTATATTTTTCACCCCCAGCATCAGACATATTTAAAGCATAAGAATCAGCTAATTTTTTAAATTTATTTATATTATTATACTGTTCTTGAGTCCAATTTCCATTTTCCATGTCAATACCTTGAGTATCAGCATAATATTTTGCTTCATTCAATAATGCAGTTGAAATATTTTCATCAGAATATGCATCTGTTAAATTTCTTGTTCCAGCTTTATTTGCTAAACTAAATGGTTCTTGTGCACTTGTCCAAACTTCAGCTGCTGCTGAATTTTCTTCAACTCTATTTAAAGTTGGTAAATTGTTTTTTCTGTCTGGAGATATTATATATTGAATACCACTTAAATTTATTAATTCAGAATTTTTTGGTAAAGCAAAAGGTGCTTGATAATATCCAATGTTTTTTGCTCCTTCTTGATTCCATGCATCATATTTAAAATTACCTTCTTTATTAGGTTTTAATGCTGATTCTGGAGCTTTAGTATAATATGTTGCCGTACCATCAGGATTTTTTTCTATAAAAGCTTGAGGTTGTATAAATTCAGTTTCAATATTATTAGAAAGATTATTTTGAAAATTAGCAAACTTATTTTGAGATTCTGCAACAAATTGATCATATCTTTGTTTTTTCTCATTTATTCTATTCCACTTAATTTCACCTAAAATTCCAGTACCTTTATCGTGCTTTATTTTATACTTGTCATATTCCTTTTGGTCTGTTTCTGTCCATGTAGGATTGTTACTATTTTCTGCCATAATTATAATAAATAACTTGTTGTCATTGATGCTTGATTTTGATATTCTTTTACTCTATCTTCAGCATCATTAATGTTTGATGTTGCTGTATTAATTAAATTAGCCCCTGATGATACTATACCACCCATTGCCATATTTTTAAGAGCATCTCCAGAACGTTTTTTATTTTCTGCTGAATCATCTGTTGCATTAAAAGTTGCTTGAACTTGACCTGTATTATCAACAGCGTCTGTTCCTATTACTTTTAATCCTTGTTGTTCAGCAGCTGCTTTCCAATTTGCATAATCTGCGTCTGCATTTTTTTTATCTTTTTTAGACATTTCTTTTTTAGCTTGGTCAAGATTTTTATTTAACATTTGTTTTTGATTAGGATCTAATTTATCTACAAAAGTACTTCCCGGCCTTTTGCTATCTAAATCTACACCAGTTCCTTCACCTGTACCACTACCTTTTCTTCCCATTACATCAGGAGAAATAATATCATATTCTTCTCCACCTGGAGTAATGCCTGATGTTTTACCATCATCTTTTTGACCCATATATTCTAAAAATCTATCCATCATATTAGTTTCTTCTGTATCATAAATTTCATCATATGTTCCAGAATTAATTTCATCTAATATATTTTTATCAACTATATTACCAGCTCCATCCATAGCAGTTCCAGTTGTCCATGAAGCAACATCATATGTTGGTATAGCTGAAGCAGCAGCAGTAGTAGTCATATCAGTACTAAGACCAGAAGCTATTTCAGCTCCACTACCCATTCCACTAAAAGCACTTGTTGATGTATCAAGACCTTGAACAGCAGTACCGGCTCCCGCAGGCGCAGAACTTGCACCACTTGTAACAGCAGCCCCTGTAGTTGGAGTAGAAGTTGCACCAGCAGTTGCAGCTGAAGCCCCTCCACCTACAGAACCTCCCATAGATAAATAAATTTTAAATGCTTGCCATGCAAAATCTACAGAATTTAAATCTTGAGTCCATGCATCTCCACTTCCTTCTTTTATAACTTTAGAATAATCAGAACCTTTTTTTGCAAATGCTTGTGCCCCTAAATTTCTTAAACCATGTGTAGGTGATGGGTTATATTCTTGTATTTTGCCAATAGTATTTAAACTACCATCTGCTTTATATCCTAATGCAGCTAATCCAACTTTTCTTAAACCTGTAGCGGTTTCCATTGGAACATACTCTGCTTGTCTTGCTAATTCTTTTTTGTCTGTAAATAATGCCATATTATATTCTATTTGAAATTCTATAATCAGTAGTTATACTTGATATTTGAGTTAACTTTAAATCTGTATTATTAATTATTAATATTTCAGTTAATTGTTTTCCTCTTGTTCTATATAATTGATCTGTAGTTCTTAATGGTAATCTTAATACATTTTCTTTAAAAGCTTTTCTTGTATCTGCAGTTAATGATAACAAATTATATGTTGTATCTGAAATCATATGTATTTCTTCTAAAGTATTTACAAGGTTAAAGTTAGCGTTTCCTTTAAACGTATCAAAAACTTTTGCATACATTGCTTGGTCTGCTACAATTGGTTCAAGTATAGAGTTATATTTTTCATTGTAATATTCTGTTACTCTTCCAATATTTAAAGCCCATAAATCATTAGTATGATTTTCAGAATATGCTAATGTAAAATTCTTAGCTGTTATAAAAATATTAGCACTATAAGAATGAAACCCAACAAATGCGTTTGATATTTCATTAAATGATAATGTTGAATAATATTTTTCTGTTATTTCTGCTTTATTAACTAATACAGTTGACCAATCATCATTTATATCATTTCTATAAAACTTATAAGTTTCAGCTGGATTAATATTTACAATTCCTGTAAAAGCAGCTCCATCTATTTGTTTAACTTGTAAAACATTTCCAATAGATATATTAGTTATATAAAAAACAAATAAATAATTATTACCATTAATAGAAGTATTTTTTGGAATTACTACATCTACTACAGCACTTGAAGGATCAATTTCTACTAAATCTAAATTATTTATAATAGTATAAACATAATTATTAACTCTTGTTTCAGTTGAAACTACATAAAGACTATTTACATCACTAATTTTTATTTTTTTATCTCTTATAAATGACCAAATTGCAACATTATTTTGATAATCGAATACTCCACTAATTCCAAAACCATCAACAGGAGTATCTTGATTTTCAAAATTTCTTAATTCATTTTCTGACCATTGATGTAAACCTCTAACATCACTTAAAGATATATATCCATCTTGTGCAAAACGACAAATTTTTCTTTGATTTACCTCAATCCAGTATGCAGCTTTTCCAGAACTAAATAAACTCCATTGATGTTGATTTCCAAATTCAGTATTAATATAATCAATACCATCTAATTTTTCACCTATTCCAGTTGTAAGTGAGCCTTGATTAGCAGATTCAATTAAAGCTCTGTCAGAAGCTCTTAATCTACCAAATGCACTTTCTTGAAATGAATATATTTGATTGAAAATAAATATACTACTTGTTATTTCTCCATACTCACCATTTAAATCATCAAAATCATTTACTTGAAATATTCTCCAACTATCTATTTCATCTCCATAAAATTTACTTGGTGTATACCTCCATCTTACAGGAAAATGGTCTACAGCATTAAATCTTAATGGTTTTGGTGCATACAGCATTACTGTTTCTTCATAAAATAATACTGAATTAATATCAAACTCTTCTCTTAATTCAGATTCAGCTGCATAATAAATTCCATCTGGCCATTCTGTTCCACCTACTTGTAATTCTTTTTGTGGTCTTAAACCTACATTACTAAATATTGGGTCTTGTTGAGATGGAGCATTTCTTAATGGATGATGTACTCTACTTTCTAATGGGTAAAGCTCTCCAATACCATATTCAAAAGGTGTATTATTCCAATTAAAAGGGTCTCTCATTCTTGGATATAACCTTGCAAACCCCATATAATCTAATATACAATCACCACCCCAAATTTCTATACCATTAAATATATCTGTTGCTGGCATTCCCTGAGCATCAAATGTTGGATTATTAACAGGTTGAAAATGTCCTACACTAAAAAATACAGTTCGTTCTAAAGATGATCTTGATACTCCACCATATGGATTATTATTAGGTCTTAAATAATTCATTATCCAACTACCCATATATGTAGCGTCTGCCAATTCTGAACTTGGCGTTTGAAAAAATGGATTCCATGGTTTAGCAACCCC